CCCACGGCATCCTCGTGGGCGGGCTGCTCACCGACGACGCCGAGGACGACTTCGAGGAGGGCATCCCCTGGCACGTCACGGCCGACGACCAGCCAGACCCGAACGACGGCCACGACTGGCTCATCGTCGCCTATGACGCCACCGGTACGAAGGAGATCGACGGCTACCCTGTGGGTGACCTGGGGGTGACCTGGGGAGGACTCCAGTGGGCCGACATCGAGTTCGACAGCGATGCGATCCAAGAGGCGTGGGTCATCGCCACCCGCGAGGACGCCGAGCGCTCGGGAGCTGACTTCGACGCCATGCTGGCGGCCTGCAGGGCCCTCGGTGGCGTCGCCGAGAACCCGCCAGCGCCAGCTCCGACCCCTCCGGCTCCAACGCCGCCAGCACCAGCTCCGACGCCCTCTCCCGCCCCTCCGGCGCCGACCCCCGATCCGAGCCTCGTCCAAGAGATCGAGCACTTCGTCGAGGAGGCGGCCGAGAAGGTCGAAGAGGAGATCGAGACGCTGCTGGGCGTCGCTAGCCCTGACGAGGCGAAGTTCACCGTCAAGGCGGTCCGCGAGGGCATCGTTGCCGACGCGCGCTCGTGGCTCGGCGTCCCCTATGTCTGGGGAGGCACGACCCGAGAGGGCGTCGACTGCTCTGGGCTGACGGAGAACATCGGCGAGGACTGCGGCGTCCCGCTGGCGCACGGCTCGCATGACCAGTTCTTCGACCCCGAGTTCACCATCTACGAGGGCGAGCCGCTCGCTGGCATGCTCGTCTTCACCTACGGGGGCGAGCCTCCCGGCCCCGGCACGAAGCGACCCGGCCACGTCGGCGTCTGTGTCGGCCCTGTCGTCCCGGGCGGCGCCCTCATGATGATCAGCGCCTTCGACGAGGCGTCCGGCGTCTGCTACTCGGAGTTCTCGTCGGTCATCGACCGCGAGAGCACGAACGGGCTCGCCTACTGGGGAGCCATCGACATCGCTCTCAAGGCGACGAGAGTGCCGACTCCCGGCAAGCCAGCTCCAGCCAGGCCGGAGCTGTTCCTCACGGAGCCGAACCTGACAGGCCCGGCCGTGAAGCTCTGCCAGGAGGATCTCGTCAAGCACGGCTTCGGCGAGCAGCTCGGCCCCGATGGCGTCGACGGCATCTACGGGGAGGACACCGAGTCGGCCGTCGTCGACTTCCAGCACTCGAAGGGCCTGGAGGTCGACGGGATCGTTGGTCCCCTCACCTGGGCCGCTTTGGAAGCGTGAGCCGTGCTCGCCGCGGTCACCCCTGCGCCCGGCGTCGACATCGCCACCGTCATCTGGACCGTCTCGGCGACTCTCGGTATCGGGAGCATCGCCGTCGCCGCTGACCGCTGGCGCGCTCGCCGAGCCGTCAAGTCCTACAGGATCGACAAGGCCGTCACTCGGGTCGAAGAGGAGAAGGCCGAGCAGGGACTCACCGACAGCCAGAAGCTCGATCTGTTGATGCTGAGGACCAGAGTCAACGGCGGGGAGAGCGACGCCGTGGGGGACACGGCGAAGCGCACCGAAGAATTCGCCAAGAGCACTAACGGGATCGTCACGACGCTCCAGCAGGACTTCGCCGAACATCTCGGGTGGTCCCGGGCGACGACGGAACGGATGGACCGGGAGATCGCCCTCGTTCGAGAGCGGGAGCGCCAACTGGAACTGCGGCTCGCCGGAGAGTAGCCGTGGACACCGCCGAGCGCGAGGACGCCATCTTCGGCGCCTTCGACGGCGTCGTCTCGGTCGTCGGGTTCCTCTTCGGCCTGCTCGTCCACCACGCCTCGCGCCAGATGGTCGCCTCGGGAGGGCTCGGCGGGGCGATCGCAGCGACGGTGAGCATGAGCTGGGGCATCTACGAGGCGCAGGACGGGCTCTGGCACGAGAAGCTCCGCAACGCTGTGGCGATGGGGGTGAGCACGTTCCTGGGGAGCTTCGTCCCTGTGCTGCCGTTCTTTCTGTTCGCTCGGACAACGGCGCTGCTCGTGAGCGGAGGGGCGTGCCTGGCCGTCGCCGGGTGGATCGGCTGGGAGAAGCGCCGGGGGCTCCGAGGCTTCCTCAAGGCGTATGCCGTGCTGCTGAGCGCCGTAGGTCTAACGTTGCTGGTTGTGGGATCGGTGCCCTCGTGATCGCCTTCATCCACGCCAACGTGGTCTACGACCTGGACCACCTTCGGCACTTCCTGGCATGGGGGTTCACGCCCGGCAACTGGTTCACCAACGCCAGCGAGCAGATCATCGCCATCGCCTTCGGCGCCGTGGTCGGGGCGACACTCTGGCCGCCGCTCCGGCGAGCCATCGGCAGGGCGGCGCACCGCTTCGTGGACGACAAGCTCAAGCCCCTGCACGAGCACATGACGAGTGCTCGCGAGGACCGGGAGGAGCTGCGCCGGATGCTCGGCCACATCATCCTGCACCACCCGGACATCCCGGAACTACCTCCAAAGGAGGGATCGTGAACGACCTCTCAGCGGCGACGATCACGCTGATCGTCGTCATCGGTGGCATCGTGGCGACTCCGGTGACGAGCCTCATCAAGCACGAGAACTGGCCGAGCCAGGTCGCCCAGGGCGTCTGCATGGTCGTGTCGGCCGCCGTGGCTTGCGCCGCCGTGGCGATCGACCAGCCGAGCCTCTTCAACGCCCCGAATGTCGCCGGGCTCGCCGGGCTCATCTTCACCTGGGCGACGATCGCCTACCCGATCGTCTTCAAGACGACGAGCGCGGGCCGCGCGGTCAACCGCGCGCTCACGGCGATCGGCTCGCCGAAGGGAGCGCACGCCGCTCACTGAGCGGGCTCCCGCGCTAACATCGAGAGCGCATATCCTTCCAAGAACTTGCCGAGCAGGGGTCGGGCGGAAGGTCGGAGACGGGAGGCACTCGAAGGCTTCCTCAAGGCGTACCGGCCGGAGCCCGGCCCTTTCTCGCGCCAGCGCGCAGGGGTGGTCTATAGTGCGCTATAGCAACCGGGCTCAGAGCCCGTCTCTTGGAAGGAGAAAGCATGGAACCATCCCCCGCCCTCTCGGCGTATCTGGACGCCTGGATGGACGACGACCTCGCCGACGTTCCCGACAGCGGCGAGCTGGCGATCGAAGACGATGTCTTCGCCGACCGGCTGCTCTACCGTCGGGCGACCATCGCTGCCGAGGAGGCCCGGATCGAGAAGCTCCGCAAGGAGCGCATCGCCGAGATCGACGACTGGTGCGACCGCCGCAAGGCGAAGGCGGCGCGCGAGGCATCCTGGATCGAGCGAGGGCTCGAAGTCTTCATGCGCTTCCGCGTGGCGCGCGGCGGCCCCAAGACGCTCCAGCTCCCGAGCGGAGTGCTCAAGCTGACGAAGCCCCGCGAGTCCGTCGACGTCCGAGACCCGGACAGCTTCCGGGCCTGGGCGCGCGCCAACGCGCCGGAGCTGCTCCGCTGGCCGGAGCCCCCGGAGCCAGAGCCGAAGAAGGACGACCTCAAGAAGCTCAGAGCTGGCGAGAGCCGACCCTTCGGCGAGCTGTTGGAGTTCAGCCTCGCCCACGAGGGTGAGGTCATCCCCGGCGTCTACGTGGTCGTGCCGAAGGAGGACAGCTTCAAGGCAGTCCCGACCGAGCGCCAGTCATGACCCGAGCAGACCACCCGAGCGTGACCGAGAGGCCGCTCCTGGTGGCCGTGAAGCACCCCCGCTACGCCTTCTCTCAGCTCTCACCGGAGCTGGCGAAGAAGTGCCGCTGCGGAGGCATCCTGTACCAGCACGCCGAGCCGCCGCTTGGTTGCGACGACTGTGGCTGCACCGAGTTCGACCCGATAGAGGAGGAGACGAATGGCCTTTGAACTGGACCCGAACTACAAGCAAGTCCCCGAGAGGATCAAGGACTTCAAGGAGAAGCACCCGGAGGGCAACCTGGAGCCGGTCGACAAGACCCGGCCCTACTGGTTCGAGCGGCTCCAGGTCATCGTCGAGAAGGACGACGGCTCCAGCGTCGAGGTCACGAGGACGTACCTCGTCTACGCCGCCGCTGCCTACCGCTCGCCCCGAGATGAGCACCCAGGGATCGGGCTCGCCTGGGAGAAGTTCCCCGGCACGACGCCCTACACGAAGGACAGCGAGCTACAGAACGCCGAGACGAGCGCGTGGGGGCGGGCGATCGTGGCCGCTCTCGCGAGCGAGTCGAAGTCGATCGCCAGCGCCGAGGACGTCCGCAACCGAGAGGCCGAGCGCTCCAACATCGAACAGTGGCAGCAGTTCGGCTACGCCGGAGCCGAGGACTTCGTCCAGACGCACGACCGAGTCGTGGCCCTCTGGGCGCAGCTCGACGGTGAGGCTCTCGCCGACATTCGGAAGTGGCTCAAGTCGCAAGAGATCGAGCGACGCTGGCCGCTGCCACTCGACATCGCCGAGGCGCTGTTCGCCCGGGCGAAGGCGAGCGTCGAGCAGTCCGCAGAACCCCCGTCTCCGGCCGCTCAGCCAGCCGTGGCGGCTCCAGAAGCCCCAAGCGCGCCATCTGAGCCGCCCCCGCCCCCTGGAGAGGCTGTGGCGAGCCTAGGCGAGGCTCTCCACGAGGTTGCGGGACAGCTCGCAGGGCAGTCCCCGCCCGCCGCAGCTCCAGAGCCCAGCGCGCCCCCGGCAGCAGAGCCCGAGGCTCCGAAGACGGCCCGCGCCCCGTCGGCGCGCGACCTCGAACGGATCGCTGGCAGCCCGGAGGCGGCGCAAGCCGTTCTCGATCGAGCGACTCGTGAGGTCGCCATCCTCAGCACCGCGGGCATCTCGGGAGAGCTGGGGAGGCGGAAGCTCTCCAAGGACGGGACGGCCGACGAGCGCAAGCGCCGCCTCGCGGCAGCGATGGCAGCCGAGGAGGCCGAGAAGCTGGCGGTCGCCGGAGTCACCCCCATCTCGGCAGGCGGCGCCGAGCTGACCGACAAGATCGCCGCCGCATCGTCGGCAAGCTTCCGGTCTCCGGCGCCCCCGGTGGACGAGGGAGAGGACGAGCACGAGTTCTCCGATGCCGAGGCAGCAGCGCTCGCAGCGGGGCGAGACGAGGCTCTCGCCGAGCACGCAGCGAATGAACTGGAGGGAGAGCCCGACTCTCGGCCGCTGGACGAGGCCGGGCAGCCGGTCGCTAGTGACGAGGAGGCTTGGTGATGCCATCGAACTCTGTGACCCTGGTGGGGAACATCACCAGAGACCCGGAGCTGCGGTTCACCGCCTCCGGGCAGGGCGTGGCCAGCTTCGGCCTGGCCGTCAACCGGCGCTACAGGGAGGGCAACGAGTGGAAAGAGGAGACCTCGTTCCTCGATGTCGTCTGCTGGCGAGAGCTGGGTGAGAACGTCTGCGAGTCGCTCTCGCGAGGCGCTCGGGTGATCGTCGTCGGTCGCCTGGAGCAGCGCTCCTGGGAGACGGCCGACGGCGACAAGCGCTCGAAGATCGAGGTCGTCGCCGACTCGGTCGGGCCGGATCTTCGCTGGGCGACCGCCGTCGTGACGAAGATCCAGCGCTCAGGCGGCCCGCCACCCCGCGAGGCCCCTCACGGCTACGACGACGAAGAGCCCTTCTAGGCGAGGCGCGCTAGCGTCACACCCCTGAGACGCGAGACGGCCCTGGAGTTGTGGGGGGCTCCAGGGCCGCTCATCGACCTGTGAAGGAGGTCGCATGGCAGTCGCCAGACTAGCCCGGCCGGAGAGTCGTCCGTCATGAGTGGCAAGACGACCGGCTGGGTGTTCGATCACTCGCCCTACACCGACCGCACGTTCGCTGTCCATCTGGCGATCGCCGACTCGGTTGACGACATGCACGGCTACGAGTTCTGGATGACGCAGAGTCGCCTCGCCGCCAAGTGCCGATCGAGCGAGGACTCCGTTCGGCGAGCCGTTCGTCGGATGCTCGACGACGGGTATCTGGAGCTGATCGCCGAGGCCACGAAGCGGCAGGCGGCGCGCTACCGGTTCCTGATGCCAGAGGTAGCACCTTGCGACCTCAGAGGTCGCAACGAGCCGGAGCCAGAGGTAGCACCTTGCGACCTCAGAGGTCGCAACGAGCCGGAGCCTGAGGTCGCAACGACCGGTTCTCTCGTATTAACCAACACTAGTGAACGTAGAGAGAACTCCCCGTCGGCAGAGCCGCCGAAGACAGGGCGCCCCCGGAATGCCATGTTCGACGCCATCGCAGCCGCCTGTGGGATGGTCGAACCCTTCGCTCGCTCGGAGGCCGGGCGCATCGCCGCAGCCATGAAGGAGTTCAATGACATCGGGCTCACACCGGAGGCGGTGCGCGCGCTCGGCGACGCTCATCGCCGAACCTGGCCCGGGCTCAGCGTCACCCCCCAGTCGCTCGTGAAGAACCGACAGGTGATCGCCCCGGTGGCGACCGCCATGCAGACACAGCGAGAGCGACGCCCCTATGACCGACCGATCGAGCCGCCGAGCGACGAGCCAGCGGCTCCGATGCCCGCCGAGCTGCGGGCGTTGATCCCGAGACGAGAGGAGACAGGATGACCGAGACGAAGCCCGTCGAAGTCGAGATCGAAGACATCTGGATCTGGAGAGCCGAGCGAGGGCAGCAGCTCATCAGAGAGACCCGTCAGGGCAAGCCGGGCCCTGGGCACCAGGACCCCCACGGAGATGTCATCGACTACATCGGGGAGCAGGCCGCCTTCAAGAAGGCCAACCCGCGCCGCTTCTGCGGCTGCCCCTATGACGAGGCGCACGCGACATGAAGGGCTCGCCGCTCCGGCGCTCGCCGCTCAGGCGCCGGGGGTTCGCGAGGCAGCAGAGGGCCTTCAAGGAGAGCCAGCGTCATCGAGACTTCGAGCGGGAGCTGGACCTCATCACGCCGGAGCTGGTCCGGCGCTCGGGTGGTTGCTGTGAACTCTGTGGCGGGCGGCTCCACCCGAAGACCTGGGAGCGGCACCATCGCAAGCGCCGAGACCCCCACGACCCGCATTCGAATGACTTGAGCAACCTGCTCCTGCTCGGCAACGCCTGGTCGGAGTGCAACTGCCACGGCTGGGCGCACGCGAACGTCGCCGACGCCAAGAAGCTCGGCGTCATCCTGTCGAGCTGGCAAGACCCAGAAGCCGTGCCTGTCCAGAGTTGGATGCTAAAGTCCCCTAGCACCTGGAAGGAGGGCGATGAGCCCCGATGAGGAAAGAGCGGTGCTTCTCGCCCGGCTGGAGAGCGAGCGCTACCCGCTCGTCGAGCAGCTCGAAGTCGAGCAGCTCCGGCGTGTCCCGCCCCCACCCTTCACGATCGACGAGTCCCTGCTGCTGCCTGGCCGCGAGCTGACCAGGCTCATCATTCGAGAGGAGAAGCCATGAAGCGAACCAAGCTCGTCATCGGGACCGGGCTCATCTGGGCGGTCGCCATCTGCGGGGGCTACGAGATCGGCCGACATGCCCACGGGCCGGGCTCGTTCGGCTTCGTCTGGGCGGTCGCCTGCCTGGCCATGCTCGGCGCCGCCGAGTGCACCCGGCTGCTCTACCGAGGGTGGAAGCGCAGTCGCTACGACCGAGAGCTGGAGCACGAGGTCGGAGCGAGGATCAACGTGGCCCGGATCGGCGGCCGGCGGCGTCCATGAAGGCGCTCACGCTCTGGCAGCCCTGGGCGTCGCTCGTCGCCGAGGGCGTGAAGACGATCGAGACGCGGTCGTGGAAGACGAGCTACCGGGGTCCTCTCGCGATCCACGCCTCCGTGATGGGAGCTGCCTGGGCCTTCCCGGGCTCCGACGTTGCCTGGGAGGCTTTGGCCGAGGTCTACGGGCTCTGTGACGGCTACGAGCTGTGGCACGAGTGTGCTGCTGGCGAGGGCTACCAGCAGGGCTACATCACGCCACCCTTCGGCTCCGTGCTCGCGACGTGCGAGCTGCTCGATGTCGTCCCGACCGAGGGCTTCTGCTTCTCCATCGACGACCCCCAACCCGGCTACGGCGACTTCACGCCGGGGCGCTACGCCTGGCTGCTCGGCGAGATCACAAGGCTCCCCGAGCCGGTCCCGGCGAGAGGCAAGCAAGGGCTCTGGGAGTGGGCTCCTTGAGCGACGTCGTCCAGGCCGACGCAGCTCGGCTCCCGATCCGATCGGAGTCGGTCGACTGCATTGTGACATCCCCGCCCTACAACCTGGGGATGGACTACGACGGCGTGGACGACTACTGCCCACCCGACGTCTACCAGGCCCGAGTCGAGGACTGGGCGATCGAGTTCGAGCGCGTGCTCGTGCCTGGTGGCCGCTGCTTCGTCAACGTGCCTACCGATGCCCAGAGCGACCCCGGAGGACGAGGCTCGTCCCGCTGGGCGCCCGACCTCGTCTGGCGCGAGGCGCTCGCTGCGGCGGGGCTCGACTACCGCATGCTCATCGTCTGGGAGCAGTTCGGCAAGGACGCCCCGTGCTCGTGGGGGAGCTGGCTCTCACCGAACGCACCGAACGTCCGAGGCCGTCACGAGGTGGTGCTCTGGTTCTTCCGGCCGCCGTTCGCTCGGGGCCGGACGGGACCGAACGACTGCCCAACCGATGCCTTCCTGGAGATCACCAAGTCCATCTGGAGCTTCGCCACGGCGAAGAGGCTCGCCAACCACCCGGCTCCCTTCCCCGCCGAGCTAGTCCGGCGCTGCCTCTGGCTCGCGACCTGGCCCGGTGACGTTGTCCTCGATCCCTTCGTCGGCTCCGGCACGACGATCTATGAAGCCCGGCGTCTCGGTCGCGGCGTCGTCGGGCTCGAACTCTCGGCTGGCTACTGCCGGGAGATCGCTCACCGGGGCGAGGAGCTGCAACTGTTCGCCCCGACGACGAACCACGATCAACCGACCGACCAACCAACCCAACAAGGAGGAGCCATGCACGACGCCAAGTTCACCGTCGAGGTTCGCGAGGGCCACAAGCCTCTAGAGGAGGACGAGCCCTGCTTCGTGCTCCGAGCGCAAGACAAGCTCGCAGCCGACGCCATCCTCAACTACGCGGCGCTCTGCCGCGACGCCGGGTGCTCCGAGGAGCACGTCACGGCGATCCACCATGAAGCTCCCCGACTGATGGGGAACTTCTACGAGAACCTCGTCGCTTGCGTCGAGTGGATGGACGCCGACCTCGACGGCTTCGTCTCCGAGCGGTACAAGGAGCAGCCGCTCGCCCAGGACTGGGCACGAGTCTCCAAGGTCGTCGAGGAGGCGGGCGAGGCGATCGACGCCCTCATCGGCATCACCGGGCAGAACCCCCGTAAGGGCGAGTACGGCGACATGGACGACCTGCTGACCGAGTTGGCCGATGTCGGGCTGACCGCTCTCTATGCCATCCAGCACTTCACGAAGCACACGCCGACGACGTTCGCCTTCGTGGAGACCCGAGCGCTGGAGCACCGTCGCCGAAGGGAGGCGCAACGTGAGCAGCGAAAGCAAGATCGAGTGGACTGACGCCACCTGGAACCCGACCGTCGGGTGCGAAGAGGTCTCGCCGGGCTGCGAGCACTGCTACGCGGCACGAGAGGCGTCGGGGCGGCTCCGGCAGTTCCCGACCTACGCCGGGCTCGCCGTCGACGGGGTCTTCACCGGGGAGGTCCGGCTGTTGCGCGAGCGCCTCGAAGACCCGCTTCACTGGGCGAAGCCCCGGCGCATCTTCGTCGACTCGATGAGCGACCTGTTCCACCCCGACGTCCCCGCCGAGTTCATCGCGGCCGTCTTCGCCACGATGGAGCGAGCCAGGCAACACACCTTCCAGGTGCTCACGAAGCGTCCGCAACGGATGGCCCGGCTACTGCACGATCGGGAGTTCATCCGACTCGTCGACGACGTCCGGGGCGCTGCTGCCGGAGACTTTGACTGGCCGCTCGCGAACGTCTGGCTGGGCGTCTCGATCGAGAGCAAGCCGTACCAGTTCCGGGCCGGGCATCTGCTGGAGACCCCGGCCGCCGTGCGGTTCCTCTCGATCGAGCCGCTGCTCGGTTCGGTCTACCAGGCGCTCGATCTCCGAGGGATCGACTGGGTGATCGTCGGTGGCGAGTCGGGACCGAAGGCCCGGCCGATGCACCCCGACTGGGCTCGCGAGATGCGCTGGCTCTGTGCGAAGGGCACCCACGCCGACTGGTGCTCGCTCTCGCTCTGGCTCGACGGCCGGGACGACTGGGCCGGGCCCTGGGAGCCTCCCGAGTGCGACTGCGACGGCCGCTCCGTGCCGTTCCTGTTCAAGCAATGGGGCGAATGGGGCTCGATCGTCAACGACGGCCGAGCGACTTACCTCGCTCACGACGGTACGACGACCGCCGACCCCTGGGCCGAGGACGAGCAGCGAGCCCGGCTACTGGAGACCGGAGAGTGGAGGTCCCTCGTCCGGCTCCATCGCTGTGGCAAGAGAGCGGCGGGGCGCCATCTCGACGGCAAGCTCTGGGACGAGTACCCGGCATGACGAAGCCGGGCCGCAGCTCGGCCCCTCCCGTCGGGAGTCCCTGGCGGGACCGGCCAGCTCGGCAGCCACCCGTCCCCCACAAGATGACGGCGCCGCCGTGGCCGAGCCCTCGGTGCACCTGTACGCACGCCCGGTGGCGCCACTACTCATGCTTCGCACGTTGCGACCTCTGCCCCTGCCAGCACTTCGTGCTCGGCGAGGGCTTCGACACGAGAGGGGTGAAGCCGACGCCATGAGTCTGTTCGAGCTGCGCTCGCAGGTCGGGGAGTCCACCTTCCAGAAGGAGGTGCTGATCCCCGGCCTCAAGAAGTTCGGCTACCTCGTGAACTACGTCTTCCGCATGAAGACCAGCGACGGCCGCTGGCTCACGTCGACGACGCTCAAGGGGCTGCCGGACATCATGGCCGTCGGGCACGGCTGCACGCTCTGGATCGAGGTCAAAGGCCCCCACACCGCCATCTCAGCCGCTCAGGTGATCGTGCTCGACTTCTTCGCCGGAGCGTGCCCCACGAACCGCTGCTGGCTCTTGCAGCCGACGGACGACTGGCAGATGATCGCCAACTGGATCGCCCGGCCGCTCGACGCCCCCCAGCGCTACGGCTGGAGCGCAGCGCTACTCGACTGGGCGCAGAAGAACCCGACAGGCAAGACCACGAAGCGATAGAGTCAAAGTCCACTAGCGAAGGGAGCACCACATGGCACGGAGCCAGCCCGACGAGACGGAGGCCGCCCCGCCCGTCGAGACCTACAAGCGGAAGCCGATCATGGGCCGGAAGATCGTCGAGGCGAAGCTGAGCGACCGGCTCACCGAGGTCGCCGAGATCGAGCCCCGAGACGTCCCTGCCGACAAGGCGGTCTTCGTCGTCGGCAAGCTGGTCAAGAAGGGCGAGAACTACGTCATCGTCCGGGACGGCGACGGCAAGGCCATCGGCTACGAGTTCGTCCAGAACTTCGAGGCGGTCGCCGGGACGTTCATCGACGAGGACCTCGTCGGCCCGGTCGTGCACGCGATGGCCGAGCGCGTCGCCCATCAGCGCGAGTTCAAGAAGACAGGGCAGCTCACGCTCCCCGACCCGGAGGGCGTGCTTGACCAGCGCGTCGACGACGCCAAGAACAAGGTCCGGGAGATCCGGCCGGGCGTGCGCGATGACGAAGGAGCAGGCGAGAAGTAGATGGAGAAGGCCGAGGCGCTCGCCAAGCTCGCTCGGCTGGCCGACACCCTCGACGAGACGAGAGCGATCGAGCGCGACATCCTCGCCCTCCGGCGCTCGCTCTGGCGGGAGCGGATCGCTGCCGGAGACTCATCGAAGGCCGAGCTGGGCCGAGCCTCGCGAGTCGATGGGATGACGGTCTTCTTCGACCTCAAGAAGGAGAGGGTGGGCTGATGGCGCTCGCGATCGAGTACCTGCCTCTAGAGGACGTCGAGCTGGCGCTCGTGAACGCCAAGGACCACGACAACGAGCTGACGGCCGTGAGCTTCGAGCAGTTCGGCTACGTCCAGGCGATCGTGCGAGACGACCGGACGGGGCGCCTGCTGGCCGGACATGGCCGGATCGAGACGCTGCTGGCGCTCCGAGACAGCGGAGCCGCCCCACCCGAGAACGTCGAGCTGGACGACGATGGCCGTTGGCTCGTGCCCGTCCAGGTGGGCGTCGAGTCGAGGGACGACGCTCACGCCGACGCGATGGCGCTGGCGCTCAACCGTGTCGGGGAGGGGCTCTGGAAGGACGACACGCTGGCTCGGGTGCTGCTCGATCTGGAGGAGACGCGCGGGTTGGAGGGCACCGGCTTCGACTCCGGCGACCTGGAGCGCCTGCTCAACGAACTAGCGATGCGAGAGAACGAGCCGCCGCTGCCCGGCAGCCAGCCGGTGCCGAGCGAGGATCTGCCGTTCACCTTCGGCGAGTACCAGGGCCGGGTCTCGGTGGCCGTCTTCGAGAGCTTCAAGGCCGTCTACGAGGGCAAGAGAGAGAAGGGCGAGATGCTGGACTCCGTGCTGAGAAAGTGGCTTGGGCTATGACCGGCGCCGAGAAGCCAGACCTGTCGGCCAAGGCCGACGAGGAGCTCACCGAGGCGGTCGCCAAGGGCCAGATCGAGCGTCGCGAGATGCTCCAGCGCTTCGGCTTCATCCCGGTCTCGATCCTCCGGCTCTCGCGCGGCCAGCTCTCGCGCTCGATGTACAACCTGCTCGCCGAGCGGCCGGGTGGATCGATGCCCAACAAGGCGAGTCGGCTCTGGGAGGAGTCGGCCAAGTCTCCCGAGGCCGCAGCCAAGGCCAAGCGGCGCCGCGAGCGCGGGCTCACGGGGATACTCGGCGGTCTGATGTCGCAGAAGGACCGGCGCTCGGTGAGCTTCATGCCCGCCGAGCTGGTGGACTTCGCCATCAAGTACTACGCCGAGCCCGGCCAGGTCTACCTCGATCCCTTCTCGGCCCAGGGCATCCAGATGCAGGTCGCCGTCGTGCGGGGGCTCCACTACTGGGGCTCTGACTGCTGCGAAGAGTACGTCGCCTACACGAACAACGTGCTGGAGAAGCTGGCGGTCCCGTCCGAGCTGCACGTCGAGGTCCGCTGCCAGGACTCGCGCAATGCCGACTGGGTGCCCGACGGGATCGGCGACTTCTCCTTCTACTCGCCCCCCTACTGGGACATCGAGTTCTACGGGCCGGAGCCGGAGCAGCTCGGCACCGGCAAGACCTACGAGGAGTTCATCGAGGGCATGACCGAGGTCGCCCGAGCCTGGCACCCGAAGTTCAAGGACGGCGCCTTCCTCGTCATCAACGTCGGCGACTGGCACCGGGACGGCAAGCTCGTCCCCTACCACGCGGATACGATCGACCTGATGCGGGAGGCTGGCTACTCGCTGCACGACATCTGGGTCACCGACGGCATCCTCACCGGGATCAACCGCCTCTTCGCCGTCCAGAAGAACCGCTCGCGGGTCGCCCCTCGCATCCACGAGTACCTACTCGTCTTCCGGCCGTGACCCTTCGCCACGTTGTCGTCGACGTCACCGAGGCCGATGTCGAACTGCTCGACGACGAGTGCTGGCTGCTGGCTCAGCTGCCGGAGGTCTGCGAGGAGCACGGCGCTCACGTCATCCGGGCGCTCTCGCACCAGTTCAAGCCCCAGGGCGTGACGGTGCTCGCCATCCTCGCCGAGTCGCACGCCTCGATCCACACCTGGCCGGAGTTCGCTCGTGCCTACATCGACGTCTTCACCTGTGGCGACGTCGACGCTCTGGCGATCGCCACCGACCTCATCGCCGTCGTCGACGGCAGAGGCACGCCCAGGGTCGTGACCAGGGAGGACGCCGCTCCCGCCGTCTAGACTTTCTCGACGGCATCTGCTAACCTTGGCGGCGTGATCGACAGCAGGAGCCTCATCGAGGAAGTCGAGCGTCAGACCGTCGAGTACGGGCTGAGCACGAACGACGCTGTCGAGAACGTCGCCGATGCCATCGGCGAGAGCTGGCAAGCTACCTGGGATGCCTACTGGGCAGCGAAGGACGCCCAGTGACTCTGACTCTTGGAAGGAGAGCGACAATGTCCGCTGTTAACTGGCCCCACTGGGGAGCCCTCCGATGACCGTCGGCGAGCTTCTGGAACTGCTCGAAGACTTCCCCGAGGACGCCGAGGTTCGCCTCGCGCACCAGCCCTCGTGGCCCTTCGAGTACTCGATCGAGACCGTCGCCGACTCCGCTGGCGAGCAGACCTCTTGCTCGGAATGCGGGATCGACTGGGACGAGCACGACGAGGAGGGCTGCGATGAGAAGCGCCCCGAGCTGCCCGATCTCATCGACGAGCCTCCTGTCGTCTACATCGCCGAGGGCGAGCAGATCGGCTACCTGCCCGGCGCCGCCGCTCGCGCTCTCGGGTGGAAGTGATGACCGCCCAGATGAAGAGGGCCCTCGCCGTCATCGCTGAGGCGAAAGGGCTGGTCTCTCCGAAGCACCTGGCTCGGGAGCTGGGCGCTCCGGTCAACGGAGTCACCCGGACGGCGGGGGCGCTCGTCCGGCTCGGCCTGGTCCGACGGGTCTACGGCAACGGCTACAGCACCGGCCAGGGCGTCTACTACCGCCTCACGGCTGAGGGAGCGAGGGCCGTCCAGTGACCACGATCCAAGCCCTCGAAGTGCGCCGGACGGTGACGACGCGAGTCGTGACCTTCCGGCTGCCCAACTACCCGGGCGGGCTGCTTGACCCGGCCCGCATCCTCCGGACGACCTCCATGCGCCGCTACCTCGCGGTGAGCCGCTCGGGCGGCTGGGTCGAGCGCCGGAGCGACAACCTCGCCAGCGCCGAGGCCGCAGCGCGGAAGTGCGGCGGCTTCGTCGTTGACACCTGGATCAAGGAGGGAGGCCGGTGACGCGCATCTGCTACACCCCCAAGAAGTTCTCTCCAGCGACCCTCGACGTCATCACGCAGGCGAACCGGATCTGCCGCGCCTACCAGGCGCAAGGGCTCGATCTGACGCTTCGCCAGCTCTACTACCAGTTCGTCTCGCGGGGGTTCATCCCGAACCGCCAAAGCGAGTACTCCCGGCTCGGCTCGATCATCAACGATGCTCGGCTGGCCGGGGCTCTCGACTGGGACTTCATCGTCGACCGCACTCGCGAGCTGCGAGACCTCCAGCACTGGGACGACCTGAGTGCTCGGGTGGCCTCGGCCGCGCGCTCGTTCCGTACCGACAAGTGGGCCAGCCAACCCAACCGAGTCGAAGTCTGGATCGAGAAGGACGCCCTGATCGGCGTCCTCGAAGCCATCTGCCCCGCTGAGGACGTCCCCTACTTCTCCTGCCGTGGCTACACGAGCCAGTCGGAGGTCTGGGGAGCTGCTCAGCGGCTCGGCAGCTACATCGCCGGAGGGCAGTCTGTCGTGATCCTCCACCTGGGCGACCACGATCCGAGCGGCATCGACATGACTCGCGACATCCGGGACCGCCTGGAGCTGTTCATCGAGCGGGACTACTTCAACGCCCGCAGCGAGAACATGGAGGCGAGAGGGCTCGGCCACGAGAACGACGAGGGCGAGTTCGTGGTCTCTCGCCGCGAGCTGTGGGAGTCGATGGACGCCGACTGCGACGGCCGACCGGCGCTCCAGATCAAGCGGATCGCCCTCAACATGGACCAGGTCGACGAGTACAACCCGCCGCCCAACCCGACGAAGCTCACCGACAGCCGCTCCGCTGGCTACCTCGCCGAGTACGGCGAGGAGTGCTGGGAGCTGGACGCCCTCGAACCGGCGACGATGGTCGACCTCATCCGCGACGAGATCGAGGAGTGCCGGGACGCCGACCTCTGGGAGGAGGCCGTGAGCATCGAGGCGTCCGACCGAGAGGTTCTCGTCGAGGCTTCCCGCCGCTGGGACGACGTCGCCTCGTTCCTGATGCACCTGGACGACCCTGAGGAGGACCAGTCATGACCCGCTGCTTCGAAGGCCGCTGCTGCCTCAACCACGCCGAGCCGGTCGGTCTCGTCGAGATCGCCGAGCGCCTGGGCGTCAAGCGTCAGACCGCCGACCAGTGGCGCTACATCGGGACGACGTTCCCGAAGCAGCGCTGGACCGTTGGAGGTCGCCCGGCGTGGGACTGGAGCGACATCGAGACCTGGGCGCGAGAGACGGGGCGGCTGCCAGCTCCGGCCAGCTCGGAGGACCCCGCCGTCTAGACTTTCTCGACGGCATCTGCTAACCTTGGCGCATCAACTCTTGGAAGGAGAAGCCACATGGCCATCGCAGCGAAGGAACTCAGCTCGATCCTCCGGCGACCGAACGCCGTCCAGCTCCTCGTCCTCCGTGGCGAGTACGAGCTGGCGCTCCAGGTCGCTGAGGCCGACGCTGAGTACGACGAGATCGAGGCCCACTCGTGAGCCACGAACTCACCGCAGAGCAGAGGGACGCCGTTCGCCTGTTCGCGACCGGCGCCTCTCTCGCGATCGAGGCCGGAGCCGGGACCGGCAAGACCTCGACGCTCATCGCCATCGCCGAGTCGACCTCGAAGCGCGGCCAGTACGTCGCTTTCAACAAGTCGATCGTCGAGGACGCCAAAGCCAAGATGCCAGCGAACGTGAACGCCTCGACGGCTCACTCGCTGGCCTTCCGGTCGACCGGCGTGCGCTACAAGCACCGCCTCCCGACCGTCCGCATGCGGGGCGACGAGATCGCTCGGCGCCTCCGCATCGACCCGCTCACGATCCAGGTCGACGGGGCGGCTCGGCGGCTCTCGCCGGGCTACCTCGCCGGGCTCGTCATCAAGGCGACCCGCAACTTCTCGCACTCGGCCGACCGGGTCATCTCGATCGACCACGTGCCCTACATCGACGGCATCGACGCCCCGCTCGAAGGTCGCCGGGGCTGGTCGAACAACCGAGAGGTTCGTCGAGCGCTCGCTCCAGCTCTGGTCGCAGCATGGGACGACCTCGCGAACCCTCACGGCTCGCTGCCGTTCACGCACGACTGCTACCTCAAGCTCTGGGAGCTGAACCACCCGGTCATCCCGGTCGACTTCATCCTCTTCGACGAGGCCCAGGACGCCGACCCGGTGATGCTCTCGATCGTCTCCCAGCAGCAGTGCCAAGTCGTCTTCGTCGGCGACAGCTGCCAACCTGCCGGGACGATGGTACAGGTAGTGATTACCGCCGGATCGGGCCAACAGGCCACGGTGATTGAGGAGCGACCCATCGAACAGATTCAGGCTGGTGACGTAGTGGTCGCATATGACGTAGCCCGTTCTTACCTGCATCTGCGAGGCAAGAAGGTTCTAGGCGTCTCCGAGCGTCCGTACAGGGGTGACCTGGTTGTCGTGAAGGCGGCTGGTCGCGTGACTCGGTATACGCCCGATCATCGAGTCATCGTGCGCCTGCGTGGCGCATTCGATAATCAACACCTTGTCTACATGATGCGCCGTGGCAGTCAGTACCGCATCGGACGCTGCCAGGCGCACTACGGCCGAGGATTCGGTCCTGTCCTTCGAGCGCAGGCAGAAGGGGCGGACGCCCTGTGGATTCTGTCGATGTGGAGTTCAGCTGATGGGGCTGCACTCGCGGAAGCCTTTACAGCACACGAGTTCGGGATCCCGACCTGGACATTCGAGCCGACGCTCACGCATCTCGTGGACGTGCGGACGTTCTGGGAGATGGTAGGCGACAACAGCAACCGGGCCGCTAAGGCGCTGGCGGAGGATGGCAGGGACATCAGGTTCCCACTGTGGGACCCTTCGAACGGGAACCTGATGTTGCGGCGCGCGCTCGTGACCCGAGCCTGCAACATCATGGACGGCATGAGCGTTCTAACTCCGGATGAAGCAGCGAAGAGGGGCGGCGAAGGCGAGCGCCATTGGAGCCGTATCGAGAACGCCGGGAGCTACCGTTCCCCGTTCTTTGCTGGCACCGTCTACTCCATGAGGGTTGAGGATGACCACACCTATGTCGCCGACGGGATCGTGACGCACAACTGCCAGCAGATCTACGACTGGCGCGGCGCAGTCAACGCCCTCGCCAGCGTCGACGGGAACCGCACCTTCCTGACCAACAGCTTCCGCTTCGGCCAGCCGATCGCCGACGTGGCGAACGTCATCCTGGCCCGCATCCCCGGAGCTGAGCTTCGGCTCACCGGCAGAGCCCCCTACGAGAGCGCCGTCGGACCGCACGACGACCCGAAGGCGTACCTCAGCCGCACGAACGCCGGAGCCATCGACTTCGCTCTCCGAGAGGTCGGCCGAGGCCGCCGAGTGCACCTGATGGGCGGCGGGAGCGACATCGCCTCCTTCTGCCGAGCTGCTCTCGATCTCCAGGCGACGCCACCGAGGCGCACGGAGCACCCGGAGCTGGCGTGCTTCGCCACCTGGACCGAGGTTCGCGACTACGCCGACCTCGATCCGAACGGCGACGAGCTGCGGCTGATGGTCAAGATCATCGACGAGTACGGGGCGCAGACGATCATCGACCTGGTCAACTCCACCGCCAAGGAGGAGGACGCCGACATCGTTGTATCGACCGCCCACAAGGCCAAGGGCCGGGAGTGGGACGTCGTTCGGCTCGGCAGCGACTTCTCGACGCCGAAGGATGGCGGGGAGCCCTCGCCGAGCGAGCTTCGGCTCCTCTACGTCGCGGCCACGAGAGCGCGCCGCCACCTGGACGACTCGATCTGCGGCGCTCTGGCCTTCGTGCTCGGCGACGCAGCTCCGGCGCCGGAGGACGACGTCGAGATCGAAGCCGAGTTCGAGACGCTGGCCCCTGAGCGAGTCACCGACTCCGACCCGATCTGCCAGACCTGCAAGGCCCCGCTGGCTCGCGAGAGCCAGCCCGGCGAGGAGTGCCCGATCTGCGGCGCCCGCGCATCGTAGAGCTAAAGTCCACTAGCACCCACTTGGAAGGAGAGACATGGAACCAACCGCCACCCTCACCGAGAGCCAGCGGCTCCGGTGCTACACGATCCACACGCCGGTCAACATCGAGCACAAGCTGTTCCCTTCGCTCGATGCAGCCACGACGGCGTTCATCCCCTACCTGCCCCTCAAGCAGGGCTGGACGATCGCTCGGCGCATCGTCGACCGCGAGCGCGACGGCATCCAGCGCCGCTTCGAGGTCGTCTCGGTCATCAACTCGAAGGGCAAGAAGGTCAACGGGCTCACCGTCTACGAGACCCCGCCGATCGAGCGAGGCTACATCGACCCCCAACCGGCTCCGTGCCTCTTCTGCTTGCAGGCGTGGCACCCGGGAGACTGCAAGGTCCAGTCATGACCGCCATCGACCCAGCCTCTGCTCAGCGGAGAGCCCAGCTCGTCGCCCGAGGGCACGAACTGCTCGCAGCCCAGGGCGTTCGCCCTACGGCTGCTCCACAGCCGCCCACACGAGCGCCTGGCGCCGTGGCGGCGACCATTCGAGCCATCTCTATCGTCCTCGTCGTCACGGGCGTAGCAGCCGCCGTGTCGCCCTACGGGCCGGTCGGCATCATCGCCGCTCTGGCCCTCATCGTCTGGGTGCTCGTCCACCAGTTCAAGAACGTCCGCAAGGCTTGGGCGAAGTCGTGAGGGTGCTCGACTCGGCGAACCCCGACTCCACTCACCCCTTCAAGGTCACGAGCTACTCGTGCTTCCGCCAGACGCTCGTCGAGACCTTCGAGGAGGCGCGAGAGCGAGCGCTTCTCTACGCTGGGGAAGGCCGCCTGCCCTCGATGATCACGAACACCGTCACGGGCGAGCAGTGGATCGTCTGGCCGGACGCCGATCCGCAGAGGCGCGAGCGTCGTCGCCCCTGGGCGCGCGCTCGTCGCAAGGGCGACCGTCGAGTCCGAGAAGGCCTGTGGTGGCACCGCCACGGCCCGTTCGCTGACCCGATGCGAGGCGAGCGCTCCGACCGTCGAGTCTCGGGCGTCGTCGATCGACGTCGAGAGATCCACGCCGAACTCGAAGCGATCTATCACCAGCCCTCGGAGCGCTGCACGTCGACCTGCATCCACGCGCAAGAAGCCGAAGCCAGGAAGTCGTGAGCTTCGACACGGTGAGAGACGAGCTTCGGTTCGTCTCGATCCGTGTCGGCACTCCCGCCGACGCTTGGAAGGAGAGGCAATGACAGTCCAACTCGAAGCACGCAACACGAACATGGCCGGCCTCGCTCGCATCCTCAAGGAGCAGCAGGCGGCGAAGCTCGACATCGTCGGACCGATCACCGGTCTCCGGTCGCGCGGGGGCACGTTCTCCGTCGCCGGGACGTCGGTCTTCGACGACGCCGGAGCTGAGTTCACCCCGACGGCGATCGCCGACGGCCACCTGGCAGACAAGCTCGGTATCCCCGTCAAGTATCTGCGCCGGATGCGAGCAGAGCGCCCCGACCTCTACGACGAGAACGTCAACGGCTGGATACACGGCCTAGTCTCGGGAGCGGCAGAGCAGGAGGACGGGAGCATCGCCCCGACCTACTTCGCTGAGCCCGACAAGCGCACCGTCATGGCTCGCTGCTTCCAGGGTGACCCTGGAGAGCGCGGCGTCCTCCGAGCGGTGCTCTCGGACCGGTACATGATCATCGAGAACTTCGACGTGCTCACGGCCGCGCTCGCTGGCATCTACGAGACCGGCACCCAGGTCGAAGTCCTCGGCTGCGACCTCACCGAGACGCGCATGCGGGTGAACCTCGCCGCCCCGGAGATCTTCCGCAACTCGCCGCAGCTCCTCGCCAACTATCGCTCGCCCTTCGGAGGCGAGGGGGTCTACCACCACGAGGGCAACAGCTCCGGCTTCTACGCACCCGGCCAGCTCCCGCAGGCGCTCCAGGACCGCTACGGCGTCGACTCGAACGGCGTCTGCGCTGGCCTCGTCCTCACCAACGGAGAGACGGGCGGCTCGGCGTTCTCGCTCGGCCCGCGCTTCCTGCTCCTGGCTTGCGCGAACGGAGTGATGATCGAGGCCGACGCCTTCGAGCGCATCCACCTTGCGGGCAAGCTGGAGCACGGGATCGTCGACTGGAGCACCGACACGCAACAGAAGGCGCTCGCTCTCGTCACCGCCCAGGCGCGCGATGCCGTCAAGGCGTTCCTGGACCCCGAGTACGTCGAGAAGGCGCTCTCGAAGATCGAGGCGAAGGCATCGAAGCGGATCGAGAACCCGGCCCAGGTCATCGAGATCGTCTCGAAGCAGCTCAGCTTCACCGACGAGCAGCGCGAGGGCGTGCTGGCTCACTTCATCGCCGGAGGGCAGGTCACGGCCGGTGGCGTCATGCAGGCCGTCACGAGCTTTGCCCAGACGGTGAGCAACCCGGACGTCGCCTACGACCTCGAACTGGCAGCCATGAAGGCCCTGGACATCGCGGTGGCGGCGTGACCTCCGCTCTCGCCCTGGAGGTCCACTGTGGCATCCACGATGACGTCATCTCCCACAACCGCTGCCCCTCCTGCGACCGGCTCGTTCGCCGAGCTGTCGTCGGCCCGGCGCACGACGTGAGCGTCGAGAAGGTGGCGGCCTACCTGCCCGGCAACTACTCCGTGATCGGAGTCGACCAAGCTGGCCTCGTCGTCATCTCCGGCCGGGACGCTGCTGGCTGGACTCTGGGCGACTACGTCATCCCTCGGCTGCTCTCGGGGCTCTACACCTGTCAGGAGTTGATGCTCGGGTAGACTGCCCTCGGAGAAGCCCTGACAGCGGCGCCCCGGCTCGACCTCCTCGGGTCACCGGGGCGTCGCCGCGTCTAGAGATCCTCGCCACCTAGCGCGCTAGCTGCTAACGTGGCTGGCGTGGAAGAGATCGCCGAAGTCGACGAAGACCACGAGCCGACCCTCTCGACGGACGACGTTGTCATCCGAGCGGGAGTCTCGTTCCGACAGCTCGACTACTGGGACCGCTGCGGCGTTGTCCAGCCGAAGGTCGCCGCCACCGGCTCCGGCTCGGTCCGGCGCTGGACGCCAGCGCAGGCGCGCGCCGCCTGGCTGGTCGCTCGGCTCTACGACTTCGGGGCGAAGGCCCCTGTTGTGGCGAACGTCGCGAAGGTCGTCGAGAGCTGGCCGCGCTCGGAGTGGGACCGGACCATCCTGGTCGACCGACGCGGGAACGTGCTCGAAGTCTTCCAGGCGCTCAAGCGCCAGGAGGACGGCTGGCTGATCGACCTTCGGAGGGTCTCGTCGTGACTCGATCGTGCGCCGCTCGTAGCTGCGCCTGTCGAGTCGAAGGGTGTTGCGAGATGAGCAGCAGCGGGGGCGGCGCCTAGAGCCGTACCCGAGCGTCAACGCAGCTACGGAAGGAGATGCGAATGCTGGGAGACAAGGTCACAGTCATCGTCGACGTCGGCGGTGGGCTCACGAGAGAGACGATCGTGGAAGCCCGGAAGGCTGGCCGGAAGGTCACGGTCGATGTCGGGCCCCGAAAGACCGTCGTCACCGAGGTCACGCGCGGCGACAAGCCAATACGGACCCTCACGGTGATGTCGAGTCGGGTCGTCTCGCTCGACGAGGAGCCGCGCGAGATCGAGGAGGAGCCGGGCGTCGGAGAGAAGCTGGCGGCTGCCCTTCGCCACGAGTCACGGGAGCAGGCGCAGCTCCCGGAGATCGACCTGGAGGCGATGCACTCATGACCGGGGAGCTGCCAGAGCTCCCGGTGCCGGAGCCGAACTCTTACTGCGAGGCGTCCATCCCTCGCCCCGGCGATCACTTCGGCGGGCTGGGCTGCTGGACGCGCTGCAACGAGCCCGTCGTCGGCATGAAGGACGGGATGCACGTCTGCCTCACCCACCTGGAGGCGACGCCATGAAGATCGAAGACGGGCGGATCACGCCGCTGCGCTCTGTCCTCGTGCTCCGAGGCCTCGGAGCCGGGACTTGGCCGTCCGAGGCTCTCCAGGGGATCGCCGAGACGTTCAATGTCCTCGTGATCGACGCTCCAGATGGAGTCACCGTCGAGACGTTCGACGAAAGGGAGATGCTCCAGGCTGGGTGGGTCCGAACAACGGACGGGGCCCGGGATCTGGTCGGGGTTCTCGCCCAGCGTCGAGATAGTCTGCCGGACTGGGCGCGGGAGCTTCTGGCGCCCTACGTGCGTCCGTTCATCCGGGATACGACGTCCTGCGACGAGTGCGGGCTGGTTGGGGAGCATGAGGCCGACTGCGAGACGGGGGCGGTCGCTGAGCACACCGAGGCATTATCATGACGCACAGGAATCGCCCCCTCCCCCTGGGCAGAGGCACTCGCGAGGGTCCCCGCGTCCTGTCGACGACCTGGAGGCGCTACGAGACGGGGGTCCACTTCAACGGCCACCCGGCCCGCTGCTGCTACCGCGTCGTCGGCTCCGAGCGCCGCTGCCCCGAGCGAGCCGTCTGGGAGCGGACGATCCGGTACGTCTCGGGCTACTCGGACTCGCAGTTCTGCGAGATCCACGGCCGGAAGCTCGGTGCGGCATGAAGTGGCTCACGATCGCCCTGTTGGTCTGGATCGCCGTCTCGACGTCGGTCGTGGCTTGGCGAGGCCGGTCATGAAGTGGCTGGAGCTGGCCGGGCTCGTCGTCGCCTTCATCGGCGCCTGGGTCGCGATCCGGGCGTGGGCGCGCTCGCCCTACTTCTGATGGCGCGAGCGAAGCCCGATCGGCAGATCCTCCTCGACGTCGAGACCCGTCGGCGGCTCGGCCTGGCGTGCCAGGTTCTCGGCTGCACGCTTGAGGAGTTCATCGGCTTCGCCGTGCGCGAGGCGCTGGACGAGCTGGATGGCTACGCCCGAGACGAGGCGGTTCGACGGGCCTACTACGAGAGCGTGAACAGACAGACCCCCGAGGCGGCTGCTGAGCGCCGCCGCCTCCTACTGGAAGCGAGGGAGAGAGATGGATGACGACGAGCGCCTCCGAGCCACGACCGGCGACCTCTGCCGGGCGACGGCCGGCGACCTCTGCCGGGCGACGGCCTACGTCATCGAGGACGAGCGCGAGCGCCGAGACGCCCAGCTCCAGATCTGTCGAGGCTACGACGTCCCGCCCTGGGTCGTCTTCGACTACCCGAAGCCACGCCTAGCGCGCTTGCGCTGGGCGCTCCGGCGCTGGTGGGAGTTCCGATGAGGGCGCCCACCCCCATCTCCACGATCAAGGAGCAGGGGCGCCGGATGCTTCGCTACCAATGCCCCGGCCTCCCCTGCGACCTCTCGAAGGACGCCCCGCAGCTCCAGAAGTGGTTCGACGAGCTGCTGGAGCGGCTGGACTACTGGGAGAACACCGTCGCCCCCAACCGGCTCGCTTTGGCGCGTCGGATGCTTCGGCGAGCCGAGGCGGCCGAGGAGCGCGTCAAGGAGCTGGAGCAGCCAGAGACCCGAGTGAGGCGCATCGAGCGAGCGCTGGCGACCGACAGCGACGACCTCGCCTGGCTCATGCTCAACGACTCGCTGGTCGCCGGGCTCGTCGAGGTCGGCCGCCAGCTCGAACGGAGGACGCCGAGATGACCGACACAGCGCCCTCACCGGGCATCCTGATCCTCCCCGACGAGATGGCTGCCCACAAGGCCGACCTCATCGACGTCCTCGCCCAGCTCATGCCCGACCCGCCGCGCGTCCAGTTGGAGAGGGAATACGCCGCCGGCCAGCCTCCGGCGACCCCGACTTCGGTCTCGGCATCCCCGGCTACGCCGTGAGCTGGGAGGAGGGCTCGTGACAGCCGTCCGCTCCAAGCTCTGCATCGCCCGGAGTCTCCGACGCCGACGCATCATGGCCGGGCTGCTGGCAGCCATCCTCATCCTCGTGATCGGCTGGATCGTCTTCGCTGCCGTGCTCTGGGCGCTGCTGGCGCTCTGAGCTGCGTCCCTGACGCGCGCTGCGCCGAGGACTATGGTGGCAGCGATGCGCTCTTGGGACCCGACTAGATGAACCCGACCAAGCCAGCAGAGCGAGACGAGCGGCGCCGGAAGGTCGCCCACGCGATGATCGCCGGGGCGACGGTGAACCAGATGGCCGAGGTGCTCCACGTCAACCGCACGACGGTTCTCGCCGACATGAAGGTGGTCCGCGACGACTGGAAGCGAGAGCGGCTCGGCGCCTTCGAGCGCCTCTCGGCCGAAGTCCTAGTCAGGCTGGACAAGCTGCACGAGGCGGTCTGGAAGGACGCCCTCTCGACGACGATCACCTTCGAGCAGCGCATCCGAGCTGTAGCGATGGCGCTCAAGATCACCGACCAGGTCTCGAAGCTGGTCGGGCTCTATGCGCCGCTACGTCTCGATGTGCGGGACGACCGGATGCAGAGCCGGGAGGACTTCGACCGAGAGGTACGAGAGCACCTGGCCCGGCTGGACGCTGCCGACGCTGGAGCCGTCGAGGCCGAGGCGCGGGCGATACTCGAAGGCGCCCGAAGCAACGGAGACCACCCGAACGGTTAGCAAGTGTTAACGTAACGCCATGCCCCGTCATGCCGTAGAAGGTGCCCCGCTCCGCAACGTCGGGCTCCGGCTGACCGACCACGAGATCCAGCTCGTCGACGCCATCGCGACATCGAGGCAATGCACGAGGGCCGAGATGCTCCGGCGCATGGTCCAGCGAGTGCTCGCCGCCTACGAGTCGCCCTCGGCGAGAGCGCCGCTCGGCGTGCGCCACGAGGTCACCACACGCTTCAAGGGCCGATGAGTGCCCGAGTGGCAACCAAAGCTCGACGGCTACTCGAAAGTCGAGCTGGAGGCGTACAGCCAGCTCGCCCGTGACGCGCTCGCCCAGGCGCGCGACGAGTGGGAGGCGCACCGGGCTCGCTGGCTCGCTCAGACGCTCGGTGGCATCAGCGACGACGGCAGGCACGTCCCTCGGCGCGAGCAGCTCCCGCCCAGCTTCCTGTGGACGGTCCTGTTCCTCCTCGGTGGACGAGGCGCTGGCAAGACCCGACCCGGCGCCGAGCAGGTGAGCGAGTGGGCCCGGACGACGCCGAGCGCGCGCATCGCCGGAGTTGCCCCGGTCATCGCCGACTTCCGGGACATCATGGTCGAAGGCCAGTCGGGGCTCCTCTCGATCCTCCCGCCCTCGGCGCTCCGAGGCGGCAGCGTCTCGACGGCCTGGAACCGCTCCCAGATGGAGTTCAACTTCTCGAACGGGGCGATGTTCTCCGGCTTCTCCAGCGAGAAGCCCGGCTCGATCCGAGGGCCGAACCACTCCTACGCCTGGGTCGACGAGCCCGCCGAGTTCAAGGACGCCTTCCTGACGCCGACGAAGGACACGACCTGGTCGAACCTGATGCTCTCGCTCCGCATCGGCCAGCACCCCCAGTGCATCGTGACGGGGACGCCGAAGCCGGTCGCCCTCATCACCTACCTGCTCGACAACCCCCGCGTCACCTGGGTGCGCTTCTCCACCTACCGGAACCTCGGCAACCTCGCGCCGACCTTCCGAGACGAGATCCTCTCGATGTACGAGGGCACGACGCTCGGGCGCCAGGAGCTACACGCCGAGATCGTCCAGCAGATCGAGGGCGCCCTTTGGACGCTGGCGATGTGCGAGGACCGCCGAGTCACAGAGACGGAGATGGTGGAGGACGAGGACGAGCCCGGTGTCTTCCACCAGCGGCTCAAGCTCCCTCCGATGCTCCGCAAGGTCATCGCCCTGGACCCCTCGATGGGCGGCGAGGCCGGGATCGTCGTCTGCGGCGTCGGTCGGGACGGCCGGGGCTACGTCATCGACGACCTGTCGAAGAAGTCGAGGCGCTCCGAGTGGGCCAAGATCGTCGTCGACGCCTACTGGGCCGAGCACGCCTTCGCCGTCATCGCCGAGCGCAACCTCCCGCCGATCCAGGAGACCATCGACATCATCCGCTCGGTCCCGGCCAGCGAGGAGAACCCAGGCGGCGCGAGCGTCCGCATCATCCCCGTCAACGCCCGCGAGGGCAAAGCTGCCAGAGCTGGCCCGGTCGTCACCCTCTGGGAGCAACACAAGTGCTCCATCTGCGGCTCGCTCGGTGACCTGGAGTCGCAGCTATGCACGTGGATACCCCCCGGCCAGCCGGACGCCTCGAAGTGGTCGCCGAACCGCCTCGACGCGATGGTCTGGGGGCTCACCCACCTGCTCGTCCGCAACCGCCCCGGACGGCACGCTCGCACGAGCGCCAGCTCGGCGACGACGCAGATCCCGCAGATGACGAGCTAGTCACTCCATCTGCCCGCGCCGCGAGGTACGCTCCCAGCGTGGCCACCAAGAGCGGTCTCCCCGGCGTCCCGAAGCTGCCGAAGCCGACGAAGACCCACAAGCCGAAGCACATGCACGCCAGAGCCGCCCGGGCGGTCAGGGCATCCCCTGGGGGCAGCACGAAGAACGTCGGGGCTGCGACGTCGATGGGCAACCCGGCTCGCAAGACCCGAGCCCGCGCTCGTGGCGTCGTCGTCCAGGGATGACGCCGTGGCTGGCCCTGCTGGCAGCTTCCCTCGCTGCCTTTCGGATCGCCCGCCTCGTTGTCGCCGACTCGATCACCGCCAGGCCGCGCTCGTGGCTCGTGGTTCGCTCCCCTCGCCCTCTCGGCGAGCTGCTCTCGTGCGAGTGGTGCGTGAGCGTCTGGGCTGCTGGCGCCCTGACTGCCGGGCTCGCCGCCTCCGGCATCGTTCGGGGCTGGTGGCTCCTCTGGCTGGGCTGGCCCGCGATCGCCGGGCTGGCTGGACTCTTCGGATCTTGGAGTAGACGATGAAGCTGCCGTTCGCGAAGCCAGCGGCGCATCGGCGCCGCTCGCACATGTCCCTCAAGGCTGCCGAGAGCCGGACGAAGACGATCGAGCGCTCGAAGCTGATCCCCGAGCTGCTGGAGCGCGGCACCTTCCAGCATGAGCTCCCGAGCGACGCCGAGCTGCTCAAGGAACTCGATCGGATCGAGGCAGCCGAGAAGTCGGCAGCCGTCCGGACGACCCCGAAGGGCTCGCACGGGGGCAAGGGCGTCCAGGCCGCAGCCGCCGTCTTCGGGCAGGGCCGCCTCGATCGAGACGCGATCCCGCCGCCCTCAGCCGTCCGGCTCTGGCAACAGGAGGCGTGGGGCTTCTACGACCTCGTCGGCGAGCTGGGCTACTCGATCGACTTCTACGCCAACTGCTTCTCGCGCGTCGACCTCGTGCCTGGGCTGGAGAACGAGGACGGCACGGTCCAGACGACCTTCGACGACGAGGCGCCGGAGCAGAGCGACATCGGCAACATCGCCTCCCTCATCAAAGACCTCAAGCCGAGCCACGGCGGGCTGACCGGGCTCAACTCGACGGCAGGGGCGAACCTCGCTCTGGCGGGCGAGGGCTTCCTCTACCTCAACGACGAGAAGGACTGGAACCCCGGCACGTGGGAGTTCCTCTCGACTGACGAGCTGCGGCCCATCTCGGGCGGTGGCGGCTCCAGCTCGAAGGTGACCTGGGTGCGCTACTACGGCCCCGGCTTTTATCCACGACGTCTCGACGAGACGAGCTACATCGTCCGCTGTTGGTCGCCACACCCGCGGTTCTCCAGACATGCTCAGTCCTCGATCAAGCGGCTCTTGCCGATCCTGGACGAGCTGGTGCTGCTGACCCGAGAGGTGCGCGGCGAGACCGTCTCCCGCCTCGTCAACAACGGGCTCGTGCTGATGCCGGACGAGCTGAGCTTCACGAACGACGAGGAGGGCGACCAGGGCTCAGAGGAGCAGGACCCCTTCACTCGCGACTTCATCGAGTGGTGCATGAAGCCGATCACGGACAAGGACTCCGCTGCTGGCGTGGTGCCCATGACGATCGTCGGCCCGGCCGAGTACCTACAGCACATCCGCTACGTCTCCTTCGCCCGCCCGGACGCAGCGGTGGCGATGGCGAAGCGGCGCGAGGCAGTCGAGCGCTTCGCCCAGGGCGTCGACCTGCCCCCGGAGATCGTCCTCGGGCACATGAACACGACCTTCGCCAACGCCGAGCAGATCACCGAGGACCTCTTCCGCACGCACATCGAGCCGAAGCTCCTCGTCTGGTGCGAGTGCCTCACCGTCGGCTACCTCTGGCCCGCGCTGATGAAGGCGGCTGGCATCGGCCCGAACCCCGACGGCACGATGCCGGAGATCCCCCCCGAGATCCGCAAGCAGCACATCTGGTACGACGCCTCGAAGCTCGTCGCCCACCCCGACCGCTCGAAGAACGCCAGCGAGGCGCACGCGGCGATGGTGCTCTCCGACGAGTCCTATCTGCGAGCGCTCGGCTTCACCGTCGACGACCTCCCCGGTCCCGACGAGGTGGCGATGCGGATACGGATGGCCCAGGCGCTCAACATCCGCGAGACGATCCGAGCCCAGGACACGAACGTGCTCCCCTTCATGGACCCCAACCTGCTCCGGCCACAGGTCCAGCCGGGCTTCCCCCAGGACGGCGTCACGCTCCCCGACCCCGGCTTGGCGAGACTGCTGGAGCAGCAGAAGGAGGCGCTCGGCGTCCAGCCAGCTCCCGGCACAAAGGGCGGCCCAGCGCTCCCGGCTCCAGTCCTGCCCGGCCAGCCTCCGGCGCCAGCTCCGGCCCCCGGCGCTCCTCCAGCTCCGGCGCCAGTCCAGGCGAGCGCGCGCCACGTCGTCTACAGCGGGGAGTCCTACGGCATCGGCGTGCTGGCGCTCCGCATCTTCGCAGCAGCCGAGATCACCGTCGATCGAGCGACCGAGCGGGCGGCGAACCGCCTCCGTGGCGAGGCCCGGCGCACCCCGACGTTCGCGATGGTCCTCGATGGCGTGGCGCCTGCCGAGATCGCCCGGACGCTCGGCCCGCAGGCGGTCGCCGACATCGGCATCGAGAAGCTGTTCGCCGGAGAGTTCGCCCCGTTCACCCGAGCCGTCACCGCCTGGGCGCGAGAGCACGGCTCGGCCTCGCCGGGCACGCTCGCCGAGCGCGTCACGGCCACGGTGCAGGAGATGGCCCGGCGACGGCTGTTCGATCCCGACTTCCGGGTGGAGCTGGCCTACTTCGCTCAGCACGTCGAGGACGTCGGCTGGACGCGACCGGGCCGCTGGTCGAACGAGCAGCCGAGCGCGCCGGAGCTGACGACCGGGCAGCCGTGAGCCAGGCGATCATCGACCGCGCCGAGATCGCTCGGCTGGAGGCCGAGTTGCAAGCGGCGTTCGAGAAGGCCGTCGCCGAGCACAAGAAGCACCTACCGGCGATCCAGCCCGGCACGCCGGGGCCCGACCCCTGGGACACGACGACCTGGGACGACCGGGTCCAGTCGACGATCATGCCGGTGGCCGAGCGCCTGCTCAAGGAACTCGCCTCGAAGGCGATGGCAGCGGTGCCAGCCGCGCTCGCTGGCTTCGGAGCCGTCATGACGGCCCAGGGCATCCAGGAGATCATCGCGGCCGGTCTCGACTCGATCGCGACGACGGCGACCGAGGTCGGCGGGCAGATCGGGCAGGCGATGGTGACGGCGATCACGACGAGCGCGAGCGCGAGCGACCTCGCGACCTCGCTCGACGGCGTCTTCGCCGGAGCCGATGGACGAGGGCTCATGGTCTCCCGGCTGATGGACCACGTCTCGAACGCCGTGAGCCAGGCCGTCGTGCTCGGCGACTCCAGCTACTCGCAGGGCCAGTATGTCGGGGGCTCGAAGACCTGGCAGACGATGGAGGACGACAAGGTGCGCCCAGAGCACGCGGCGATCGACCAGACGACCGTGCCGGTCGACGGCTACTTCAACGTCGGGGGCGAGTCGGCCGCCTACCCCGGCGACCCCAACCTCTCGGACGCGATGGCGGCGAACTGCCGGTGCGTGCTCGTCTACGACACCGGATGGGGCGGTGGGGCGACCGCCCCGCCCTCCGTCATGCCGTGATCTGCTTCCTGGCCGAGTCCTTCGACGACCTCTGGCTGGCCGACGGCAGCGGGCGACCGAACGTCGGGGCGATGCACGAGTGGACGCACGGGCGCCGAGCGAACGACACGAGCCCGAGACCGATGCCTCACCTGATCGTGATGACCCCGGCCGGGATCTTCTGCATCGACTGCCCAGCCAGCAAGGGGCTCCCCGGCCGCTACTGGCAGCGCTCCGGCGAGCCTCCCTTCCTCACGCTCTCGCCGTCCATCCTCATCAACCCGAACCCGAAGAACGCGCCGAGCTGGCACGGCTACCTCCGCAACGGCGAGCTGCTGGCGGCGTAACTGCCCCGAATAGCGTTAACGCGCTACGCTGCTCTCACGGGCTGAGCCCGAGGACAGTCGCTCGCAAGAGTGGTCCTCATGAGCGCTCACTCAGCCCCAGCTCAGGGCCCCGATCAGGCCCCGAGTGATCGCAGTCGCTCGGCGGGCGGGCTCTCGCAAGAGAGTGACTCGCCGAGCGGCTGAGACTCCTTCCCCCTCTCGCCGTTCGCCGTGAGGTATGGTGCGCGCGTGCTGCCATGCCGTTAACGGCTGAGAGGAGCCCCCGATGAGGCGCTACCAGTTCGCCCCCCTCGACGACGAGCCAGAGCCGTTCGCTGCTGGCGACGTGCCCAACGGAGCGATGTGCACCTGTAGCCACGCTGCGAGCGCTCACGCCAACCTCGCAGCCGGGGCGAACTCCGGCGCCTGCCAGATGGCGAACTGCACCTGCAAGGCGTTCAAGGCCAAGGGCTCGCACACGATCGCCGAGCTGATCGAACTCGGGGCCACGCCGACTGACCGGGTCACCGAGGATCAGGTGGCGATCTACTCGCTCAACGAGGTCGACTTCGCCATCGGCGACGAGCCCCCCTACTGGGCGTTCATCTCCAAAGCCGAGCGAGACGACGCCGTCAAGAAGGGCCAGGCGATGCCGGACGGGTCGTACCCGATCCGCAACGTCGGCGAGCTGGACAAGGCGATCCACGCTGTCGGTCGGGGCGGGGCCGACCACGACGCGATCCGGCGCCACATCATCAAGCAGGCGAAGAAGCTCAACGCCGAGTCGCACATCCCCGACAACTGGAACGCCGACGGCTCGCTCAAGAAGCCAGCGAAGTCGTCGAGCGCCGAGGGCGTCGAGGCTCTGACCGCCGACGGGCTCGTGCTGCTCACGCCGGAGGAGGTCGCCGCTGCCGAGCTGCCCGAGCGCTGGCACGCCTTCCTCTTCGTCGAGGGGCTCCGCACGACGGACGGCCGCGCCGCCCAGGTCGGCGCCGGAGACTTCCGCAACCTCCCGGTCGGCCTCTCCTGGCAGTACAGGAACGAGCCCGGCCACCGCAGCTCCGAGGTCGTCGGGGCGATCGAGGAGATCTCCTACAAGGAGGGTGGCGAGACCTGGCAGCTCGTCTACGCCGAGGGCAGCTTCGACCTCGGCTCGGCCGTCGGGCAGGAGTGCGCCCGTCAAGTCAAGCTCCAGGGCGGGACACGCTTCGTCTCGGCCGACATCGAGCCGATCGAGTCAGAGCTGGTCTACCTCGATCCCAGCCAGCCGCCGACGAACGACATCCTGGAGATGCTCTTCGGCGACCAGGACTGCTACGAGCTGCTCACGAGCTACCGCCTCTGCGCTGCGACCGTCGTGAACATCCCCGCCTTCCCTCAGTGCGTCATCGCCCCGATCGACGTCGAGCTGGAGATCGTCGAGCCGCAGGGGCTCCCCGAAGTCGAGCCGCCGCCTCAGCCGATGCTCCTCGCCTCGGCGATCCACGCGCCGGTCGAACCGCCGCCCGAGTGGTTCGACGACCCGAAGCTCACGAGGCCGACGCCGCTGCGGGTCGAGGAGGACGGCCGGGTCTTCGGCCACATCGCCGAGTGGGGGCGCCAGCACACCGGCTACCTCAACCAGCGGAAGAACCCGCCGCACAGCCGCTCCGGCTACGCCTACTTCATGACGGGCAAGGTCCGCTGCTCTGACGGCTCCAGGCGGGCCACCGGCACGATCACGATGGGCGCCGGGCACGCCGACAAGCGCGCCGACTGGCGGATGGCCCAGGCTCACTACGACGCAGGGCCCGGCGCCGTCCAGGTCTGCGACGTCTCCGTCGGCGAGGACGACATCGGCATCTGGGCAGCCGGAGCGCTCCGGCCGGGGGTCACGGAGGAACAGCTCCGTGAGTTCATGGCGCTCGCCCCCTCCGGCGACTGGCGTCCGATCGGCGCCTACCCAGAGCCGGAGCTGATCGCCGTCGCCCAGGTCGTCGCCCCTGGGTTCCCCGTGCTCTCGCTCGCTGCGAGCGCGGGCACTCTCGCCGGGCTCGTCGAGTTCTCCCGGCCGCGCGTCTTCATGCGGGACGGCGAGGTCGCCTCCCTCGTCGCTGCTGGCCGGGTCTACGACGACCCTGGCACGGACGCCTGGCACCGGCTCAATGAGCGGCTCACGGCCATCGAGGCGAACTACGAGCTGATCCGGCCGCTGCTGCTCGATCAGATCGACAAGAAAGTGAACCCAGCATGACCGACGAAGACCCGGCTCCGGCAGCCACGGAGCCGACAGAGACCGACGTCGACGAGGAGCTGGAGAGCGAGGCTCGCACGGTCAGGGCGACTCCGGTGAGCCCGGTCCCGACGACCTACGACATCGAGCTTTGGACAGGCGCCGACCTCGTGCTGCTCGGGCTGATCTTCCACACGCCCGTCGGCTCGTCGACCTACTTCCTGGACCCGAACGCCGCCGACCGCCTCGCCGACCGGCTCCGGCACTCGGCCCGCTCGGCGCGGCATCGCCAGCGAGAGAAGCTCGTCGAGGTCCATCAGGACGTCCTCGACATCGTGCAGGGCAACGGCAAGCTCATCATCCCCAGGGGGTAGCCCATGACTCGCGGCCAGTCCGTCACGATCCTGGAGCGCAGCGTCCCTCCCATCACCGTGTTCAAGCCAGAGCTGGCGAGCTTCGTGCCCCGGCATCTCCGTCACGCCACCGTCGACGAGCGCGGGCGTCGCCATGTCGACGACCAGGACGAGGACGACACGAGCTACCTGGCTCACAGATCGCCGTAGCCCGGCCTCTACGGCAGAGCGCCGCCCGCCCCGCTCCGTGCCGTCTTGCTCAGCGGCTCCGGCCGGGCGGGCGTGCTGCCCCCATGCTTGCTATCCGCGATCGAACTCCGTAGGGTTACGCGCATCCGAGTCATCGGTGCTGCTGTCGGCCCAGACCGGCAGAGCCGAGCGGCGACAGGCCATCGGCGTCCACGGTTCCCAACCTGCCGGAGGCCCTTCCGATGTTCGATCCCACCAGCCGCAAGATCCGCTACCAGTTCGCCCCCCTGCCCGACCTGCCCGACCTCACCGCCCTGAGCGCTGACGAGCTGGCCGAGCTGGAGAGCACGATCCTCGCCCAGTTCTCGGCCCTGCGCCCCACGGCGTCCACGCCCGAGGACATCGCCTCGCTTTCGACGATGGCCGAGCAGCTCACGACTGTCCGGGCCGTCATCGCTGAGCACGCGGCCCAGCCGCCAGCCGCTCCCCCGGCTCCGGCAGCGCCAGCCGACGACATCGCGACTCGCCTCGCCGCGCTCGACGCCCAGGTGGGCGTTCCGGCTGCCGAGACCCCGCCCGTCGAGCCAGCCGCCGTAGCGCCCCCGGCAGCGCCAGCGACGCCGGTCGACGCTGAGGGCATCGCCGCAGCCGCCGCTCGCGGTGCGACCGAGGCGTTCGCCACCGCGCTGCCCGGCCTCATCACCGCCATCCGAGAGCGCCCGACCGAGCCGGTCGCCACGGCTCGCGGCCTCGCGGCCTTCCGGCCCGGCCACCTACAGCCGATGGCCGACCCGCAGCTCGGCGGCCTCGGAGGCGCCCGTCCCGTGACGATCACGGCCGGAGCCGACATCGAGGGCGTCGGCGCTGGCTCCGTCCTGCCCGACCTCCACGCTGTCGCCGAGGCGATGTCGAAGCGCTGGAACCGCATCCGCAACAGCTCGGGTGGCATGCGTGGTTCCGAGGAGGTCGTCATCGCCTCGATCCACGCCGACTATCCCGAGGAGCGGACGTTCCGCAAGGACGACACCGACGGCAACATGGCGAAGCTCCAGGCCGTCGTCTCGCCCGAGGCGATCCTCGCCTCCGGTGGCCTCTGTGCCCCCGTGGCGCCGTACTACAACCTCATGGTGATCGCTGAGGACCTCCGGCCAGTGGCAAGCTCGCTGCCGACGTTCGCGGCGACCCGTGGTGGCATCAAGCTGATCCCGCCGCCCCACCTTGGCGACCTCACCGCCTCGCCCCCGAGCCCGAACCCGAACAACCTCGGCTCGGCCGTGGGCGTCGAGACGGTCTCAGAGGACGCCGACGGCGGTCTCAAGCTCTGCTACGACGTGGGCTGCGCGAGCCCCATCGAGTACGACGTCGAGATCATCTGGCGCTGCCTCCAGTTCTCGAACCTGACCGCTCGGACGTTCCCCGAGCAGGTCGACGCCTTCGTGCGCCTCACGATGGCGAAGTGGGCGAGCGAGGCCGAGACCGTCCTCCTGACGAACATGGTCGCTGCCTCGAAGCAGATGACCTTCGCCAAGACCTTCGGCACGGCTCGCCAGCTCCTCTCGCAGATCGAGCACTCGGTGGCCTACTACCGCAACGTGAACCGCACGGACCCGGCGCTGACGATCCACGTCTGGCTCCCGGCCTGGGCGCTGAACGCGATGCGCGTGGACCTCATCGGCACGCTGGCCGTCGGCGGCCTCGACAACTTCGACGTCGCTGACGCCGAGATCGAGGGCTACTTCGACAACCTCCACGTGGCGGTGACCTGGTACATCGACACGCCGACCGGCGCGGGCCAGACCTTCGACCTCGCCGTCTCCGGCGACGCCATGCCGGACTTCCCCTCGACGATCCTCTCGATCGTCGCAGCGGAGGGCTCGTTCCTCCACCTGGACGCTGGCGTCCTAGACCTCGGCCTCATCCGAGACTCGATCACGACCGCCCAGAACAAGTTCCGTCAGTTCGGCGAGTCGTTCGAGAACGTCGCCTACGTGGGCGTCGAGTCGCTGGCGATCACGCACACCTGCTGCCCGGACTCGACCTACGCAGCGGCCATCGCCATCACGTCTGGGCAGGTCTGCCCGGACGCCGGGTCCGGCCTGTAGACCCCGAGAGGGATCGAAGGGCAAGGCAAGAGGGCTTCGAGAGAGAGGGTGTGAGCGATGGCTCCGACTAGGACGCTGGAGAGGTTCGTCGGCTGGGAGGACTACTACGACATCCCGACCGTCGGCCCGGCCGCCGTCATCAACGCGCCAGCGCTCACACTCTCACCGTTGTCCCTCACCACGAGCTGCCCCGTCATCGACGTGGCGAGCTACCCGGCAGACCTCGCCGATGACCAGACGGGGAAGCCCCCGAGCGACGTCTTCGGCGAGCCGCTGTTCGACCGCTGGGTCAACTCCTTCGACTTCCTGCCGGAGATCGTCGGCCCGGCCGACGGCTACCCGACCTGTGGGTCCGGCTTCTCGGACGCGCTTCGGAGCTGCCCCGAGCACGGCGTCAGAGCGGCCTTCATGGTCGCGATGGACGACACGCGATCGACGCTCGGCTACAAGGCGAGCGACGCTCAGCAGCGCGTCCAGCGCGGCCTCGCGGCTCACGAGTGCTGGCGAGTCGAGAACCAGTGGTGGACGGGCTCGATCGACTCGACGCAGCCGCATCTCACCGCGGTCGATCCCTACTACCCCGTCGGCCCCGCCGCTGTTGGCGTGCGCGAGTCGCTCGCCGCTCTGGAGGGCGCCATCGGCGAGAAGGACGCTGGGCAGGGCGTCATCTGCTGCACCCCCTACCTCATGAACTACTGGGCCAGCCGAGGCGGCGTGCCCTTCCGGTATGACGGCTCGCCGTCGACGCCGGGGGGCGCTCGGCGCATCTGGACGCCGAACGGGAACCTCATCATCCCCGGCTACGGCTTCGATGGCTCGGCCCCGATCGACCAGACCGACCCACCCGTGCCGCTGCGCTACGCCAAGCAGCAATGGGCCTTCGCCACCGACATGGTCTACCTGCTCCGAGGGACCGTGGAGGTTCTCCCCGAGGGCTACGAGGAGATGTCGCCAGCGATCGTCCAGGACAACGTCATCACGTGGCGGGCATACCGTCCGTGGGGGATCTACTCGAATGGCGCGCTGCGAGCTGCCGTGCTCGTGGACACCACAGTGGACTAGGAGACCAGCATGACCACCCCAGCACTCATCGGCCGCAAGTCGATCCAGGGTCTCGCGATCAGGGTCTGCCGAGAGCAGAGCGACGGTACGCCGGTCGCCAACTCGACGGGCGCCTACGCCAACTCGGCGTTCGTGAAGCTCGACATCAAGCCAGTCATCGAGGCGGCGAACCAGTTCACGACCAAGGACGCCTCCGGCTCCATCGACATCAACTACAGGGACGACGACAAGGTCAAGTGGTGGGAGCTCACGCTGGAGATCACCTACCCCGACCCGTGCCTCATGGAGCTGCTGCTGAACGGCGAGCTGCTGCTGGACGGGGCGTCGACGCTCGGCTTCGCCTACCCGAACCTGGCCGAGGTCACCGACCCCAACCCGGTCTCGCTGGAGGTCTGGACGCGCAACATCTTCAACAACACCCAGCTCTCCGACTACCCCTACCAGCGCTACCTCGCGCCGTTCACGAAGTGGCGTCCCGACGACAACACCTTCGCCAATGCCCCGCAGACGTTCATCTACCAGGGCTACGCGATGGAGAACCAGAACTACGGGAACGGCCCGTGGAACGACTGGACGAGCAACGAGACGTCGGGAGGGACGGCTCTGGACTCGACGCGCTCGCTGGCCTGGATCTACTCGACGCATCTCCCCGTCCTCCACCCCGGATACTCGTCCTCGGTCGGCTAACCAAAGGAGCCCCCATGACCCGCTTCTTCCGCCTGCTCTTCGCCCTGATGCTGCTCGGGCTCTACGGCGTCGTCATCCACGACCCGAAGACGAGACGGCTCGCCCGGCTCGCTCGGCGGCTCCGAGCCAAGATGATCTTCCCCGCCGCTCACGCCTACACCTTCGCCGGGAGCTGGTCGCCCGGCACCTTCGTCTACGGCTCGCTGGGCGGCGACATCGTCCCCGCTGCTGGAGCTGCGCTCCAGATCGCCCTCGTCGGCGGTGCGGATGCTGCGGACAACGTGTGGACGACCCGGTTGAGGTCGGCCAATGCCCCGACGCTGCTCACTCTCGATGGCAACGGCAACCTGGCCGAGCAGTTCCTGGACCCCGGCGACTACCAGTACACGGTGACGCCGGTCGGTGGTTCGACGAGCGGGCCGTTCACCTTCCACGTCTCGCCGGACGCTGCCGAGCCGAGCGTCGAGGAGGGCGACCTCGTGGTCGAAGGAGGCATCGCCACGGCGCCGAGCGCGGCCCCCTCGACGACCTCGCTCTCGACCGGCACGCCGTTCCACAACATGCTCGGCTACGACATCGAGGTCCGCACGCCCGTCACCTACACGGCGACAACGAGCCCGGCGACGCTCAAGTCCATCGTCTCGTCGAGTTCGCCCGGCTCTGCTGGCGCGACCGAGGTCTCGATCCCTGCCACAGCAGCGACGCCGCTGGCCGGGACGGTCCTCACCCACGTCGTCCATGTCCCGGCTGGCTGGTATCTGCGTCTGGACGTGGCGCAAGCCGTGCTCGGCACGTCCGTCATCACCCCGATCTAGCCTGGAGGTCCGATGTCCACCCCGACTGCCACCAACGTCGCCCAGTTCTACAAGCCCAACCCCGACATCCTCGTCGCCGACATCGACGACGAAGCCACGACGATCACCCGCCTTGTGGCGGATGACGGCTGGCCCGGCGACAGCTCCGGCCCCGGCTCGGCCGACTACTTCGTCCAACTCGACGACGGCGTCCACTGTGAGAACGTCGAGGTCACGTCCGGACAGGGCGATGCCGGGCTCACTGTCACCCGAGCGGCGACGGCCTACGCCTTCGCTGCGGTCAACAACGGCCGCGCCGCTGGCGCCGACGGAGCGATGACGGAGGGCGACGCGACGCTCACCTGCGCGACCTCGAAGCCGTTCCGAGCAAGCGACGTCGGCAAGGTCGTCTCGGTCGCCGATGCCGGGGCCGGTGGTGACACCCCGCTCGTGGCCCTCATCGACGGGTTCACCAGTTCGTCGATCGTCACCCTCTCGGCCGTAGCCGGAGCAGGGGTGAGTGACAAGGCCGTCTCGATCGGCACGCTGACGAAGCTCACGCCGTGGCCCGCCTTGATCGCCGGGCTCTGCTGTTCGTTCCCAGTCGACTGACCACCAGAAGGAGATCCCATGGGCCTCACGACCTACACCGAGGACCTCGTCCTCAACGCCTTCGGGCAGGGGGCCACGGCTCCGCTCTCGGGGCCGACCGATCACTTCTTCGGTCTCCTCACAGGGACGGAGTGGACAGGGTCGGCCAGCTACACCGAGGGCGAGTACGTCATCCCGACCACCTTCAACTCGATCACCGGCCAGACCGGCAAGATCTTCATCTGCACGGTCGGCGGGGAGTCGAGCAGCGAGGAGCCCTCATGGCCGACGACCCCTGGCGGGACCGTCGTGGACGGTGGCGTCACCTGGACGGAGGTCTCGCTCCTCTTCCAGGCAGGGACGTTCACCGGAGCTGAGCTGGAGATCGGCACGGCGAACTACGCCCGCGCCGAGGTCGCCGGGAACGCGACGAACTTCCCGAACGCCTCGGACGCTCAGCCCGCTGTGCTCAGCAATGGCACGGCCATCAACTTCAACTCCCCGTCGTCCGACTGGGGGCTGGTTATCGGCTGGATCGACTCGGACGCCGCCACGGCCGGGAACATCTGGGCCTGGGGAGCGATGGCGACGGCCATCGACTGCGCCTCCGGCTCCTCTCCGAGCTTTGCCATTGGAGCGCTCACACTCTCGATGACTCCGTAAGGCAGAGGCCGTGACCGGCCCTCCTGTCAGTGGCTACAAGGCGTGGTATGACGCCTCACAGATAACGGGGCTCTCCCACGGCGCATCGGTCAATACCTGGCCCGACGAGTCAGGGAACGGGAACGACCTCGTCCACGGCTCGTTCAGCGCGCCGACCTACTACTCGACGGGCGCTCTGCTCCCGCTGAGCGGGCTGCCGGTCGTGCTGTTCAGCGGCAGCCAGGCGCTCGCCTGCAACCCCCTATCTGAGACGCTGCCTATCACCGTCTTCGCCGTAGGAAGGGCCACCACCTCCCCGGGGTCGTCCGTCTACGTTCTTTGGTCACTTGGTAACATCGCTGGGAAGGAGCACCAGTTCCTCACGTTGTCGAGCGCGTGGTGCCTGTACGAGTCGGGCTATAGCGGCGTCAGTGGCGGTTCGACCGACGCGAACGACCACATCTGGACGGTGCAGAGCAACGGCGGTAGCTCCCTGATGCGGATAGACGGCACTCAGGTCGCGACCGGGGGCGTCAGCAGCGGCACCAGTCCCGAGTTCCTGCTGGGAACGAACAGCAGCGGAGCAGCGCCCTGGCCGGGCATCTTTGCCGAGGTCATCGTCTACGACTCAGCGCTCTCCACCGATCAGATGGCAAGCATCGAGGCTTACCTGTACGCCAAGTGGCTGGCCGTCCCTCGGACGAACCTCGTCGGCGCTGGCTCGACGGGATCGAGGGGGGCGGGCACTCTCAGCGCGCCGGGGGGGCCTCGCCATCTCGTCGGGCACGGCTGCTCCAGATCGGTCGGGCTCGCCACCGTCATAGCGCCACCGCCCGAGCCCTCTGGCACCTTCGACGGGCTGATGCTGGCGCTCGATCCCGACCTCTGGTGGAAGCTCAACGAGTCGAGCGGTTCGACGGTGACCGACTACTCGGGGCACGGCCATCCGGGGACTTACGTGGGCACCGTCACGAAGGGGCAGAGCCCGCCCGGCTCGATGCCGTCGAGCGACAAGGGCGTGCTGTTCGACGGCTCGACGGGCGGGATCACGTCGAGCTACCCGATAGCGCCGACCGGCGACTTCTCCTTCGTCTTCTGGTACAAGGGCGTCGCGTCGTCATGGGCCCCGTTCCTGCTTGGGACGAACGACGTCTATAACAACCACTCAGGCGTCGACTTCGTCGTCGGTGACCTCGCCGGGACCTATACGCTCCAGGCTGGGATCGAGTTCTCAGACGGAGAACAGGGCCTACCTATCACCGTCCCGAACGACTCGAACTGGCACATGGTCGCCCTCGTTCGCCACGGCAACCGGGTCGGGCTACTACTGGACGATAACGGAGAGGCGTGGACCTCCCTCAGTGATACCGGGACGTTCATCCCCTCGGGGAACAACCTCCAGGTCGCCAAGCCCTTCGGAGCCGACAGCTACTACGGCGGCTCGATCTCTCAGATCGCCTACTTCTCGAAGGCCCTCACCGGCCAACAGGTCTCAGCCCTCTACCAGCTCGGCATCAAGGGGCCGTTCGATCAGGCGGTCATCGCTTCGGACCCGGCCGTCTGGTGGAAGGGCGCCGTCGGGACCGGTGGAGACAGCGGGGAGACCTGGGACCAGTCGCTCGGGCCGGACGTCGCGGGCTACTACGACACCCTCAATGCGGAGTGGACGCTGGGGACCGGGGCAAGTGACTACTACCACGCCAGCTACGGGGCGGGCTCCTCCGTCGTCCCGACGCAGCCGGGCGAGCCGAGCGCGACGTTCACCTTGCCGACAGGGGCGTTCTTCGGGAACTTCCGGGACAACGACACGCCGCCTTACGGCTGGCTGGCCGACAACCCGGTCGGCGGGCTCTCCAGCGCCTTCTCGCTGATGGCCGCGTTCAACGGGACGGCGGGGCTCGGAGGGCACCCTCTCACCGGGGCGCTCGGCGTCGCTTACACGGGAGGCTGGAACTACCCCGTTGCCTGCCCAGGGGCCCAGCTCGCCTTCGACGCTTCGGGGCACATCGGCGTTCAGATGGGGTGGGGGGCGACGTGGGTGGCCAGCGTCTTCTCGACGGTCGCGGCGAACGATGGTAACGACCACCTGGCATTCCTGGTCGTCTCGATCGACTCGTCCGGGAACTGGCACGCCGACGTGTGGCTCGATGGCAACAAGGTTCTCTCGAACGTGACGTGGACGGGGGGCGGCGCTCTCACGCTCCAGGTGCTCAGCGCTGGTGGCTTCACCGGCTCTGCTGGTCACTTCACCCTTTGGGAGACGGCGTTGAGCCCGACTACGATCGCCACCCTAACGACGGCAGGAGGCTTCGTCCCCTCAGCGAACCTCATCGGCTCCGGCCGCACCTCTAGCGCTGGCAGGGGCGTCCTCGGGGCCAACCCGCTCCCCGCCCATCTTGTCGGGCACGGACTCACAGGCTCCGTCGGTCGGGTTGTAGGGCCTGTGGTGCTCTCAGGCGGGGGCGAGACGGGGTCCGCTGGAACTGGCCGCCTCCTCCTGACTGATCACCTCTCAGGCGAGGGGACGACCGGCTCTACGGGGCTCGGAGCGCTAACCCTCAGAATGCACGCCGTCGGCGCGGGCTCGTCCTCCTCGATCGGCGTCGGCCAGTTCGTAGACGCTGCCGTCTTCGAGAGCACCGCCGCGACCGCTTCGATCGGCGGTGGGCGCTTCACGGAGACGCTCTCACTCGTCGGGGCCGGGGCAAGCGCCAGCAGCGGCAGCGCTCATCTCAGCGTCGCCATACCGCTCACGGGCAGCGCCGAGACGGCGAGCGTCGGCTCCGGCTTCATCACGCTCGCGCCCGTCGGCTCTGGTCAGTCCTCCTCGATCGGCGCCGGGCAGGTCGTCCCGACCACCCCCTTCATCGGCTCGGGACAGTCGTCCTCCTTCGGATGGGCGACGACCAGCCTCGGGCTCCCGCTCACGAGCACGGCCGCCTCCAGTTCGATCGGAGCTGGCTCCCTCGTTGCCACGGTGCCGCTCACGAGCGCCTCGTCGACGGACAGCTCCGGCGCCGCGACGCTCTCGCTCGGCCTCCATCTGGTCGGGCGAGGCGAGACGTCGACGGTCGGGTCGGCGATCGCCAGTCTCGCGATCCCCCTCGCCGGGGCTGGGCTCTCGTCGAGCGCCGCCAGCGGGACGATCGGTGTCGCCATCCCTCTCCTCGCCGTCGGCGAGTCGTCTTCGGTTGGTGTGTTCACCCTCTCAGTGGCGACCCCGCTCGCCGGTATGGCCGTCTCGTCTTCGCTGGGCAGCGCCCAGCTCACCGTGGCGGGCGCCTTCGTCGGCTCAGCAGCCACCGGCTCGGACGGCTCCGGCTCCTTCCTGGCCGTCGTCCCACTCGTCGGTTCTGGGCTCTCGGGCTCGGCAGCCGAAGCGACCGTCTCTGTCGCCGATGAGTTCGTCGGCGCCGGGGAGTCTGGCTCTCTCGGCTTCGGCGAGCGCCTCATCATCGAATGGCTCGTTGGAGCAGGCACGAGCGCATCGAAGGGACTCGGGAGCCTGGCCCTCTACGTCATCGAGCGCCCCGGCTCCTCGGGGCTGGAGACCCACGTCGTCTCGGGTGTCGGCCTGGCTCCGGCGCTCGTAGCTGACGTCGGGCTGGAGACCGCCACCGTGGCAAGCGTCGGGGGTATGGTGGTCCCGTGACCAACGTCGTCACCACCCCCCAGGAGTTCGTCGAAGGCACGCCGGTCGGCTTCGACAACATCCCGGAGCCGTTCGTCGTCTACGACCCGGAGGGCAACCCGACGCCGACGGACCCCGACATCGTGACGCTCCGGTGGCAGGTGGACGACAACGGCAGATGCGGCCCCGTCAACGAGATCGTCGTTGATGTCCTCGACTGGCCGGACGAGACGCCCTTCACGCACATCGGCCCCGGCGTCTTCTCCGTCGAGGTCGACTCGACGAACCAGCCCGGTCGCTGGGAGGGCTGCCTCATCGGGCGCTCCCCGACGACAGGGAGAGTCCAGGCGACCAGCTCGCCCGCCTACGCCTTCGTCGCGAGGGCTCGGCCAGCAGCGCCGACGCCGAGCTAGGAGGAACCATGCAGGCGTGGAGCCCGACGGTCTACGAGTCGTGGGTCACCGAGCAGGAGATCCGGCCGCTGCTGGAGAAGACCTTCCCGGCCGCGATCAACCTCGCCCAGGTGGCGACGGCGTCCAGCGAGATCCTCTTCAAGCTCTCCGGGCGGCAGTTCATGAAGGGTGGAGCGCAGACCGTCCGGCCGACGATGGTCTACCGGGACTTCGGCTACATGCCGTGGTACATGGCGAGCTTCGGCGGCTGGGGCACAGCCTGGTCGACGTTCCCCTTCAACCCCCAGTGGCCGGATGGCCTCTGGTACGACTGCCCGAGCCAGGCTGAACTCACCTTCCCCGGCCCTGTGCGCCGGATCATCCAGGTCAAGGTCGACGGCGCCGTCCTCACGTCCGGCAAGGACTACGTGCTCTTCAACGGTCGGCGGCTCGTGCGCCAGGCGAGTAGCGCTGCCCCGCTCACCGACGCTGCCGTCTGGCCGTTCCTCCAGCGGCTCGATCTGCCCGACACCGAGCAGAACACATGGAGCGTCACCTATGAGTTCGGCAAGCCGGTCCCGGCCAGCGGATACCTCGCAGCGGTGGAGATGGCCGTCCAGATCGCCAAGGCCGTCGCCAACCCGACGGACCCGACGATCCGGCTCCCCGCTCGGGTGACCTCCGTCGCCTCTCAGGGCGTCTCGGCCGTCGTGCAAGACCCGCTCAACTTCATCGAGCGGGGTCTCACCGGCATCCCGGTCGTCGATCTGTTCATCATGTCGGTCAACCCCTACGGGCTCCGGCGCCGCTCTCGCGTCATCACGCCCGACACGATCGCCCTCGAACGCGAGCCCACGATGGAGACGGAGGTCGGCGAGATCGAGCGCGTCCTGCCGTGATCCCCGATCTCGTCCTCACCCCCGACACCCTCGACGAGGTCGCCTCGCTGATCCTCGCCGCTGCCGGAGCAGCGCTCGACTCGGTGCCCTTCCCCGACTTCCAGCCCGGAGGTCCGTGCGAGCCCCGCTTCCTCGGCGCTGGCGAGATCGCCTGGGGAACGACGAACGGCGGGCTGGCCGTCTGCTTCGTGAAGGTGGCTCTCGGTGGCCCTGGCCGGGAGAAGTTCGACGAGCCGAGCCCCGGCGACGGCTGGTGGGCGATGCAGTGGGCACAGTTCTCCGTCCAGGTCTGCCAGCAATGGCCGGTGATCGAGACGAGCCCGATCGCTGGCGCTCGCTTCCCTGCTGCTCCCGTCATGACCGGAGCGAGCGAGAAGGCGTTCGCCCCTGGCTGGACGGTCTTCCAGGCGCTCGGCGCCCTCGCTTCGATGCAAGCTCTGCTCGGCGACCCCGGCACATCGTTGGGGATGCGCGAGGCGCTCGTCGGCCCACTCGTCCCTCACGGCCCGCAAGGCGGGCTTCTGGTCATGGAGACGATGGTCTGGGTCAACCTCGTCGGGTAACCTGCCCCCAGGCAACTAGAGCGCTGGCGAGGAGCGGGGAATGAGGCGAGATGCAACTCTGGCAAGTCCCGGACCGCCGCAGCCTCGTCGCCTACCTCAAGACGCTCAGCTCCGAGGAGCTGACGGAGTGGTGCATCCGGCGCCTCCAGCGCGAGGTTGACGGAGTCCCGGACTACGAGGACGAGCGCTGCCGGAACGGCCATCTGCGTAGCCTCGACACGCTTGGCTTCTCGTCCGATGGATCGGTTAGATGCCGGGGCTGTGTCCGGGCCGAGAAGGTGCGCTCGATCCTGCGCCGAATGGAGGAACAGAGATGCGGATGAGAGAGAAAGTGGTGGGAGGGGTGCTCGGCCTGGTGATCGTCGGGCTGGCTCTCGCTCTGGCGTTCACGAACAGCTCCTCGCCCCCGAGACAAGGGGCGGCGCTCACGACCACGACGACTACGGTGCCCGACCTCACGCCCGGGCCGGTCTGCGGGCTGCGCTCGCCGACCTACCTGACGCCGAAGGGCTCCAGCTCCTACTCCTTTGCCCAGGTGCCGGACGCCCAGAAGGTGCTCGGCGGCGACGTCGTGTGGCAGACCGGCGTGGTGGCGACCGGGCAGGACGTGGTGAACACCCACTACGTCACTGTCACCATCAACAACACGAGCGGCGCCCCTCGGCTCGGCTACGTCACCGTCTGGTACATCTGCTGAGTCCCGCCACGGCCGCGCGCCGCGAGGTACGCTCAGCCCGTGACCGATACCGCACCACAGCCAGCTCCAGGCCCGTCTCCGAGCGCCGGGCAGCCCCCGGCCCCGGTCGCGACGCCCACACCCACGCCGCCAGCTCCAGCAGCGACGGCACCGAAGCTCATCGCCGTCCGCTACGAGGTCGGGCTGCTCGGCCACCGCGCGGGCGACGTCGACGAGCTGGAGGAGACCGAGCAAGTCACGGCCCTCATCGAGGCAGGGCTCCTTGTCCGGCTCGTCAAAGCCGTCGACTAACCAAGAGCCGGAGACGATCCGGGTCTATGCCATGCTCAACGTGCTTGGGCTCACCCAGGGCCAGTGGGGCGACGTGCCTCTCGGCCAGCGCGACCTCGAAGAGTGTCTCCGGCGAGGCTTCGTGCTCATCGAGGGGCCGAAGGGCGAACCGGCGCCTGCCCACCTGCCTCCCCGCCGCTGCTGCGGACGCTGAGATGGCGACCGTCCCCACCACCGTCAAGGGCGGGATCATGTTCGTCCCGCTCCCGCCCGGTGAGTTCACCGCAGCGATGGCCGAGTCGACCTTCAAGGGGGCCGTCTACCTCAACTGCAAGATCTGGGCTCGGGCGAAGGAGACCTGCCCGATCGGGCACCCCGGCGACTACACGAGCGACGAGCGCGAGCCGGGCACGCTCATGGAGTCGATCGTCCACGAGGAGGCGCTCGGCGGGCCGTTCGGCTGGATCGTCCGGGTCGGCACCTACGACCCGGTCGGCTGGTACGTCCACGAGGGCACCGACCCTCATGTCATCCTGCCGGTCAACGCGAAGGCGCTCCGGTTCATCGGCGACGGAGGCGTCCAGGTCTTCGCCGCCATAGTCCACCACCCAGGAACCAAGCCGAACCCGTGGCTGAAAGAGGCCCAGGTCGAGATCGTGAGGGCGAACACGCTATGAGCAAGATGTTCAAGGACTTCGGGAGCGGGAAGGGCAAGGCCGAGCCCCGAGAGGTCTCCTTCAAGCTGGCCGAGCAGGAGTTCCACTGTGCCCCGGTGATGTCGGCCTCGGCGCTCAACGAGGGCTTCCTGGCGACGGCCGACTCGACGGGGGTGATGCAGGCGACGGCGATCGCTCGGCTCATCCGCAAGACGGTTCTGCGCGACTGCTCGAAGTGCCGGGAGCTCGGCATCCTCGTGCCCGTCCAGCGGATCGAGGACGACGAGGTCAAGGTCGAGATGGTGCCCGACGACTACCAGCGCTTCGTGAACCTCATCGACAGCGATGTCGAGATCGAGAGCGAGGTGCTCGGCGACATCTTCATGTGGCTCTGGGGTCCGGCGTACACGGAACGCCCTACCGACGGGCCCGCGCCCTCTGGGAGTGGGCCCTCTCCGGTGAGGGTTACTTCGACGGGCGACTTGTCCTTGCCGGGCACGCCGAGCCGGGAGCCCTCGCTGGCTGGCACTATCTGAACGCGGCCTGGGCAGCGATGGTCGATGCGATCGGGATGGAGGAGGCAGAGAAGCTGATGGACCGGGCGACGATCCCAGGGCCGGACGTGGACCCGCTCGACTCCGACTGGGGCACGAGCGCGTCGGCGCTGCGCGACCTGCAAGAGATCATGGCCCTCGTTCCCTCGGCTGCTCCGGTGACTTGACATGACGATCATCGGCCAGGCGTTCGTCCAGCTCCAGCCCTTCCTCGGGGACTTCTCGGGGGTCGCAGCGACCGAGATGGGGACCGTCGGAGGCATCGCTGGAGGCTCGTTCAAGAAGTCCTTCGCCAAGGGAGTCGGCGACCTCGGGCTCGGGCTGCTGGCCGCTGGCGTCGCCATGTTCCACTTCTCGGAGCAGAGCCAGTCGGCGCTCGCCCTCCTCAAGAACGCGATCACGACGACGGGGGCGAAGTACGACACCTACGCGGGGCAGATCGGAGCGGCCGACAGGGCCGGAGCGCACTTCGGCTACTCGAATGCGAAGATCAACAACGCCCTCGCGATCCTGGTCCGTGGCTTCGGCTCGACGAAGGAGGGGCTGGCCGACATCGGGCACGTGGCAGACCTCGCGGCTGCTCGACAGATGGACCTCAACTCGGCCGCGACGATGTATGTCCGCACCGTGGCAGCCGGGCAGTTCCGAGCGCTGGCAGCTCTCGGCATCGACACGAAGGAGATGACCAAGGCCCAGAGCGCCCAGGCGTCCGCGCAGAAGGAAGTCACGAAGTCGGCAGCCGAGGTCATCAAGGCCCACACGAAGCTGGAGCAGCTCGAAGTGAGGCTCAAGACCGCCGTGGCCGGAGCGACGAGCACTCCCGATGCCATCGCGGCCAAGAACGCCGAAGACCTCCAGGCGGCCCAGCTCCGGCTCGCTGCGGCTCAGCAGAAGCTCAACGAGGCGGTGACTCCGAAGGAGCAGCAGACAGCGCAGAACGAGTACGCGCTCGCTCAGCTCCATATGACGGAGGTCCAGACCGAGGCGACCGAGCGAGCGACGGCAGCGAACGCCAAGTACGTCGGGAGCAACGGGCTGACGATCGCCCAGAACCAGCAGCTTGCCAACGCCAAGAACGCCCTCATCCTCGCCACGCAGAAGCACACCGACTCGATCAAGGCCGAGGCGAACGCGAACGCCCTCCTGATGAAGACGACCGGGGGCCGCACCGTCCAGCAGATGATCGACTGGAAGACGAAGGGCGCCGCCGACGCGATCGCGAACACCTGGCAAGGCATCCTGAACCGAGTGCGAGCCAAGTTCGAGGACTGGGCGGCTGAGTTCGGCCAGCAGTGGGCGCTCCCGCTCATGGCGACGGGCGGCGCGCTCTACCTCTTCTCGAAGGCGCTCCCTGTGCTCGGCAAGATGGGCGGCTGGGCGAAGTCGATCCTTGGGATGACGACGACGACCACGCAGACGACGGCCGGGGTGCAGCTCCAGACGGCGGGCGTGACGCTCAACGAGGCAGCCGAAGCCCTCATGGCCGCTGCCGAGAAGCTCTCGATGGCTGGCGGCTTCGGCCGGAGCGCCGCCGAGGGGCCGGTGAACCCCTTCACGGGCAAGGCAGTCGAGGAGGCTGCCCCTGCTGCCCTCCCCGCTGCCGAGACGGGGCTCCCGGCTCTGGAGGGCGGGTTCCTGCCGGTCGGCGTGGGGGCGATGAGCGCGGTCGCTGCGGGGGCGATGGCGCTGGCTCTCGGAGGCGTCGTTGGCACGCTCATCAACCAGCTCCCGAAGCTCTGGGGAGGGAAGTCCATCTCGACGGACCTGGGGAACTGGATCATGCACGGCTCGCTCGTCAAGATCGCCGGAGAGGTCAAGCTCAACGCCGCCGTCGGCAAGGGCCTCAACGTCCACGACGAGTCGGCGCTCCAGGCGATCAAGTCGAACGAGAGGGCGATCGCCCTCCTCAAGGCTGCCGACGCGAGCCACTGGGTTCGGGGAGGCCGAGGGATGGTGCTGGAGGGGCCGAACCTCAGTTCCCAACAGGTCTCGGCGAACCAGAAGCTCATCGCTGCGATCCAAGCCGACGACAAGCGCCTGTCGGTGGCTCAGCAGCTCGGGTTGTCGAGGCTGAGCCTCACGCAGCTCAAGCAGATCGGGAAGGATCTCGGCGTGACGAGCCCGGTCTGGGCCGGGCAGGCGAGCCGGGAGGGCAGCATCGTGACGGCGATCGAGAAGCAGACGACGATCCAGCAGCAGTTCAACGAGCATCTGCGGACCCTCTTGAACCCGCAGCGGAGCGCCGGCGCCCTGGGTAAGGCGCCGACGGTCATCGTGAGCGGGCCGAACTCGGCTGCCGTGGTGAAGGCTGTCGACAAGGCCCTGGGGATCGCGTCATGACCGCTCGGGTTGGGCTCAAGTGCCAGATCGCCGGGGGCGGCCGGACGATCGTCTTCAACCAGGTCGAAGGCGGCCTGCTCGTCCCTGACGCCCAAGGGAACTGCTGGATGGTGCAAGACATCGGCGGCTGGGACTCGGCCGACGTGCGGACGAACTCCTTCGACGACGTCGGGCGGGACGGGGTCTTCTACTCCGAAGTCGAGCACCAGTCCCGTACGCTCACGCTCCAGGGCGGGCTCTGCATCAGCCCCACCGAGGCGGCGCGCTTCGCCGCGGTGTACGCGCTGGCGTCGGCGCTCAACATCACCGAGGCGAATGGGCCGGGCACGCTCTCCGTCTGGGAGGACATCGAGCGCACGGTCGGCGTCTACAAGGCGACCGCCCACACCGCCCAGAAGGGGTGGCCCGCCGACTTCTCCGGCTCGGTGCGGGGGAGTCTGCTCTGGCCGCTGACCTTCCAGGCACAGCTCGTGGCGCCCGACCCTTGGAAGCTCTCGGCGTCGCAAGTCGGACCGCTCACGATCCCGCGCTTCGGAGGCGAGGGAGGAGAGGGGCTCGCCGTCGAGCCGGAGGGCACCTACCCGAGCTGGCCGGTCTACCACATCACCCACGGAGCGGACAGCGACCTGGTCATGGTGGGGGACGTCACGGCTTTCGCTCTCACCGACACCTACGGGGCGATCCCGAGCGAGCTGACGATCGACGCGCTCGAACAGACTTGCGTTGACGAGACCGGGGCCAACGCCTATCAGTACCTCCTCACCCCGACCTGGGTGGCGTTCCCGCCCGGCGTCATCACGACGGTCGCCTACTACGGCTCGGGGACGGGAACGGTCATCTACCACAACGCCTGGATCTAGCCGTGGCCGCTGGCAGCTACGAGCTTCGGGTCGTCGATGTGACGGGCAGGCCCTACGCCTCGCTCGGCCGCGCCGTCGACCTCCAGCAGGTCACGACGGTGCTCAACGACATCGGGGAGGTCACCTTCCAGCTCGCCACTCGCCGAGCCCAGGCATCCGGCTACTTCCGCCAGCCGGGCGAGTACGAGATCCAGGTCTGGCGCACCCCACCTCGCGGGGGGACGGCGAAGCTCGTCTTCTGGGGGCCGATCACGAAGCCACAGGGCCAGGGCGACATGAGCGTCCTCACCGTGGACTCGCCCGAGTGGTACTTCAAGCGCCGGTTCTTCGGCCGAGCCGGAGGTCGTAACCGGCTGGCGAACGGCGACTTCTCCGAGGGGATCGATGGAGGGAACCCGGTGATGTGGGGGGCGCACGCCTGCGATCCCACGATCAAGGGCGAGGGCAGCGTCCCGGCGCCGGGCTGGCCCCCGAACTATGTCCACCTGACGCTCTCCGACGGAGGCGCCAGCGCTCCCGAGGACGCCTGTCTCCGGCAAGTCGTCCCACTCGGAGTGCCAGCCGGAGATCAGGGCATGGGGGCGACGCTCACCGCCCTCTACTACATCGAGGACTGGGACGGCCCAGCCGGTCCCGGCCACCAGCAGCGAGGGCTCTACATCGCCGTCGTCGACCACGAGGGCTGGCCGGTGGACGAGTCGTGGATCAAGGCCGGGCCCTACTACTTCCCGCTCTCGAACGCCTCGCCACGCGGGAGCTGGCAGGTGGCACAGATCGGCGCCGTCATGGCGGCGCATGAGGAGTGGTTCTTCGACTGCCGCCTCTACTGCCCGAACGGCACGATCGACTGGGCCGGAGTCCGGCTCGTCTACGCCGACTCGCTGGCAACCGCGGCGAGCGGCGAGGACCAGGCGACCACGATGGCCCGCATCTGTTCCTACGCCCAGGGCGGCTCGCACAACGACAGCGACGGGACGAAGGGCTTCCTCAACATCGTCCCCTACTCGGACACGCAGATCCCCGCCGCGAGCTGCCCGCCCACCGGTAAGACGCGCATCCAGGCGTACCAGTTCGCCGACCACGGGAACATCCTCCAGGCGCTCCAGGAGTACCCCGGCATGCAAGACGGAGCCGACTTCGCCGTCGAGCTGACGAGCCCGACGGAGCGCACCTTCCACACCTACTCGCTGACCTCCGGCACCACGGAGCACCCGGGCGGGAGGGGTGCCTTCAAGCCCAACCTCGCGATCGTGCTTCACCGCAACTGCGAGATCGCCGACTCGACGCCCTACTACGATGGTGAGCAGGCGGCCTCGGTGGTGACGGAGATGGGCGTCGCCACCACCGCTGGCGGCTCGAACCTCGCTGGCGGCCCCGCTCGCTACGAGGGCGGCGCCAGCGACACGGACCTCTGCATGGCAGGGAAGACGCCGAGCGGCGACAACATCCCGCTCGATCTGGAGATCGTCGAGAGCGCCCCCACCGGGACGGCCGACAGCTCCCTCCCCGACATGGCGACGCGCCGCCTGGCCTCGATCGGCGGGAACGCCGGCGTGCCTGTGCTGCGCTGCTGGGGCGAGGAGCTGGTGACCGGCCTCGAAGTGGGCGACACCGTTCCGGTCGACGTCGTCTACGGTTGGATCAACCTCACCGGCATCTGGCGGGTCATCCAGATCGACCTCTACCCCGACCAGGGAGACGTGATGGACGTGACGATCAACCCTCCGATCGAGGTGCTCGGCTGATGGACCGCAATGCCAACGTGCGGACGCCGAAGGGCACGAGGGCGATCAGGGAGAACCGGCGCCGCACCTTCGAGCTGGAGCGCGGCAACCCGATCCCGCTCGGGCGCATCACCGACCTCGACGATGTTGCCAGCGGACCCGAGCCGCTCTCGGCTGGGGGCTACAGCGCCAGCCCTGGACTCGACGACGGCTTCGCCTACCACTACGACTACGACCGGGGGATGCTCGTCCCCGCCCACAAGGTCGACATCATCTTCAAGTGGTACGACCCGATCTCCGAGCAGGTGGGCCAGCTCTCCGGCAAGTACCCGATGAGCACGAACTACACCGGCAAGGTCTACCTCGTCCAGGCGGCTGTCATCGTCGACCCGGACGACGACATCGAGATCGGCTTCTACTGCGCCGGAGCGCTGTTCACCGCGCTCACGCTCTCGCATGGTGGGAGCCAGGAAGTGCAAGGGCAGCAGGCCGGAGGCTGGCCGATCGGTGGGGGCGACTCGCTCCAAGCCAAGCTGGAGTCCTACTCAGGCTCGCTCGCCGTCGCGGGGCTGACGGCGAACATCCGGGCGATCTGAGTGCCTCGTCCTCTCGGCGAGTTCAAGATGCCGTTCCGCTCGGGGGTGACGCCGCCCCCTTCGGGCTCCAGCAGTGGCATCGACGTCGGTTGCATCTCCATCGGCTCGCCGGTCCCTCCAGCTCTGCCTCCGGGGCCGGTCCCTCCAGCTCTGCCTCTGGGAGTGCAGCCCTGGGGCGTGAAGGTCACGCCGGACGGCAGGAAGGCTTACGTCACGAACGCCAGCACCAACACCGTCTCCGTCATCAAGACCAGCACGAACAAGATCGTCAAGACAGTCAGCGACCCGGACCTGCACCAGCCCTCTGCCCTTGCCATCACCCCGGACGGGACGCAGGTGTGGGTCGTCTGTGCCGTGGACATGAGGATCTCGATCATCGACACAGCCACGGACGAGGTGGTCCACACGATCAACGGGATCAGCGAGACTCAGCTCTGGGGCATCGCCATTACGCCGGACGGAACGAAGGCGATGGTCACGGTCTTCTTCCCGGGCGGCAGGGGCCTCTACTACCCGATCAAGCTCATCGACACCACCACTTGGGAGATCACTTCCTGCACCCAGGATCCCACGGGGGACGGCTTCGATGAAGTGGCCTGCACCTTCATTCTCTCCTCGGGGACCGCGGCCAACGGAGGTGGAGGTGGAGGTGTCGTGTTTGTGGATGCTGCGACCGGAGTTGAGAATGTTCCCTTTCCCTGGGAGCTGAGCGTCAGGGGGGCCAGCGGCGTCTCCGAGGACGGCGACTTCCAGTTCATCAGCCAGTGTGAACTGAACGTGCTCAGCGGCAGCGGGCCGTACATGCCCACGAGCGCCTGGGTTAAGACGGTGGTCATCCCCGATGTCTGGGGCGAGCACGCGATCACGAGAGGCAAGCTCTACGCGGCCTGTTGCGGTTGCAACTCCGATGGTTCGGGGGACTCCATAGCCGTGCTCCCGCTGGGCCAACTGGAGGGCAGCGGGGACGTGACCTTCACTCGGATCACCGTGGGCCACGGGCCGATCGGGACCGGGCTCACGCCTGACGGCTCACGTCTCTATGTGGCGAGCCTCTACGCCAACACTGTCTCCGTCATCGACACGGCAACCGACACCGTGGTCGCTCGGATCGTCAACGACTGGTCAGCCGCGGACGGCTACTACGAGTGGAACGAGGTCATGGCCGGGGGCGTCCGCTACATCTGCCTCAATCCCAACACGGACAAGCCCCCAGCGACGAACCCGACCTTCTGGAGCGTCGTCAGTTAGCGTGGGCTCCACGCGCTCCGCGCGCCCAGGAGATAGCCTGCCGATATGACCGATACTCCCGAATATCGCCCGCAACTGGGAGGTCTCCCGGTTGCTGCAGCCCCGTCCCCTCCTCGAAGGCGCAAGGCCGGTCTGCGAGGCAAGCGCCAAGCTGTTCACGTGCCCGAGCTGCTGATCGACCGCTTCCGAGCGACGGCGCCGGGAGCTCCCCCGCCGACCGGCGACGTCTCGGGCGGGATCACCGTCTGGGGGATGCTCTGCAACGACCGGCTGAGCTGCTGCGGCTTCTCGGCGATCGAGCACTACCGCATGGCGAAGGCCGCGCTCGGGGGTGGGAAGTTCCAGCCTGGCTTCGTCAAGCCGACCGACGGCGAGACGCAGACGCTCTACTTCGCCTATGGCATCGCCCAGGGTGAGCCAGGGCCGGAGCCGGACGAGGGCGTCACCAACTCGACGATGCTCGCCTGGCTGTTCGCTCAGACACAGGCGGCGAAGCTCGCTGGAGACGATGTCGAGGAGTTCGCCTACGCCGAGATCGACGTCGCCTCGCCCGGAGCGGCCGATCGCATCCACTCGGAGATGCTCGCCTTCCACGGCATCCTCGTGGGCGGGCTGCTCACCGACGACGCCGAGGACGACTTCGAGGAGGGCATCCCCTGGCACGTCACGGCCGACGACCAGCCAGACC